ATGGCAAATCAAATTTCAGTCCTAAAACAGACAGAATTGTTCGGACAGCAATTCGAAGTGTACGGCACACCACAAGAGCCGTTGTTTTTTGCACAAGATGTAGCAACTGTGCTGCAATTAACAAATGTTTCTGATATGGTGCAAAGAGTAGATGACGATGAACGGTCTAAGTTCAACTTAGGTCGTCAAGGCGAAGGTTGGTTTCTTACAGAGAATGGCTTGTATGAAATTCTCATGCAAAGTCGTAAGCCAATCGCAAAACAATTTAAGAAAGGCATTAAGGCTATTCTAAAGGAAATTCGTACTAATGGCGGTTACCTTGCTACAACGCAGGAGGACACACCAGAACTGATTATGGCAAGAGCATTGCAAGTGGCGCAGGCGACAATCAACAAGCATCAGCAGATGTTAGAGCAGGCAAATGAGCGCATAGCATTGCAAGACATGCAACTTAAGCAGCAAGCACCAAAAGTGAAGTATGTTGACGAGGTGCTACAAAGCGTGAACACTTATACAAGCACGCAGATGAGCAAGGAACTCGGGCTGCGTGAGGCAGAGCAACTGCACAAGATATTGAAAGAGAAGGGAGTTATGTTCAAGCAATCGGGGCAGTGGATGCTCACGGCAAAGTATTGCGAACACGGATATACAAAGCCACGCACGCATCAGTTTACACGTAATGACGGCAGTGTCGGCACAAGTACGACAACTGTTTGGACAGAGAAGGGACGTGTGTTCCTGCACGATATTTTTAATCTTAAAAAGGCACAGGAGACAGCATAATGGCAAGAACAATAGAATTAAGCGAGGGAACAGGACGCTTGTTAGACTTGAAACGTCAATTGGAAGAAGCGGTTAATAATATAACAAGCTATTTTGACGAGGTGTCGTGTGATGCTGAGGCTATCAACGAGAGGATTGTCAACAGCCTTTACGAAACAAACAAAGAGCTTGACAGAGCTTTTCTGTTTAGCGTAAATGAAGAATTTGCAGGTAGCAAATTTAAGAGAATTTGATGATTTTGCGTTTTCATAGCTTAATAAAAAAAATAAAGGGAATACTATTCCAAGTACTCCCTTTATTTTGTACAAATATGTATGAGTTAATTGCGCAGATACAACTTACTTATATATCTTCACGGTAGACATCATCACCAGTCTCAACGTCTACAATACAAACACTACCACCCTTGTAATCTTCAAAGTATGAATGATTTGTACCTTTGTTCATTATAATGTAATTCATACAGTCTAAGTAAGTAGACTTAAATCCCATACTATTACTATCTGTATCATCATTAAAGACAACATCATACTTGCAGTTGTTCTCACAGATAAATTTAATATCTTCTGATGTATATTCTCCTTCTATGTATGTAAAGTCAGGCTCACTATTATAGTAAGTGTCAGTACTCTCAACGATGCCGCTGTCCTCACCTTTCTCTACATAATCTATTGTAGGAACGTCACCAACTGTATTTAACACCACATTCTCGCAGTCACCATCTATAATGTCATACCAGAATGAATTACTATTATAGCCTGCTTCATCTTCCGTAATTGTCCTAAAACCTTGCAAGCCTGCCTGTAAGAACTCTCTACACTCCTCTAATGTTTCAAAATCCTTAACTAACTTACTTACATTGCTGTTAGTTCTTAGTACTATCCAGAACCTTTCTAAATTATTGTTTTTTATCATATTACTGACTTGACCGTATTGTCGAGGGCTGAAAATTAATTGTGGTATCAGCGTTTAACTGATACCTTTTCGGCTAAATGGAGGGTTTCATACCTGCACTTGCAGATAACTCTCGTATGTCTTTTAATTCTTGTGCTTCAAAAAGCGACTTAGTGTATTTTTCTACCTCAAGCCAGTCTTCCTTAGCTACAGCTATAAAGTAATAACACAAGTCGCTTAGCTTTATAGGCAGCTCATCAATAAGTACGATGATTCTGTATGCAAATTTCTCCAAATTAGGAACTCCTGCCCTATCCATTTTGTCAGCAAGTGACAAAAGACGTTTCTTAGCTTCATTGATTGGAAGTCCCTCGCTTTTTGCGAGTGACTGAAGTTCGTTTACAAACTCGTTTAATGGTGTCATATTTCTTATATGTTTTTAGTTATTTGCAGATTTCGCTGCAAAGTTAATGTTTTTATTTGAAAAGCGCAAACACACTCTTTCCTAATTTTCTACGCTCACAGATGTAGCCACTTGTCATTTCGATATTAGGCTTGTTGGCGTTACTATGTCCCATCATATCAGAAATGTCTTCTATGGAAACGTGGCTCGTTGAAAGCAACGTTGCAAAAGTTCGTCGACCACAGTGGCTTCCAATAAGTTTCCACTTTTCGTCTGTAATGGAACGACCACCACGAAACACGACCACCTTGTTGCGTATTCCACACTGAAAGCATATCCATTTGAGAACCTTACAAAAGTACGATATACGAATAGATTTTACTTGTTCAGAATAATCTTGCACAAGTAATTCTTTAAGCCATTTGTGCACGGGCACAGTTACCTCTACTGGGTGTTTCTGTGGTACATACACAAGAACTTCTTCTTCTCCATACTTCTGAATGTTGGCAAGGCTCATTCTTCGGCAGTCAACATTACGTGCGCCAGTGATAGCTTCAATAAGAAAGATGTTCTTAACATATCTTTCGCGCTCGCTTTTCGGTTTGTAATCGTGTATCTTCTGCAATTCGTGCCTTGTTAGGTAGATATTCTGAACAGGTACTTTCTTTGCTTTGAGAAGATTGCCAAACGTCTTTGAACTGATAGGCTTTGTGGCTTTGTTCCTGTTAAGCACCGCTTTTAGTTCTGCACAGATTGTGCGAACAGAATTTGGTGCAAGGTCAAACTCCATATCATCTTTCAAGTCAGAGAGAACATCATCAGTAAGGTCTTCCCATCGTGGGTCATGCCCTAAGATGTTACGCAGACGAACAAGTGTTGTAACCCTATTCGGGTGTTTCCTTATCCACGTCCACACAAATGTATGTGTGTCGGTTGGAACATCTTTCGTGATAAAGCCATGCTTAATAGCACTGCTAAATCTTTGTTGTTGCTCTAATGTTAGCTGTTTCATAATTCTTAAGTTTTAATTAAATGCACCCAACCACATAACTAAATATGGTTGGATTGCTTGGTTAAAAACTCATTGCTGCTGATAGGTAGTTATGCGGCTGTTTTCCTGCATAGTACCATTTTGCAACTCTTTTAAGGATTTCCTTGTCGCTTTCACACAATGAATGGATGTATTCTCGGTCTATACGTTTTGTCCCCCAAAACCCTAATCCATTCATGTATATGCATACAAGTTTGTGTAAGGTGTCCCAAATTCCAAACTTGATACACTTTTCTCTTAAAAATTCATCTTTTATCTTGTATGCCAAGATATTCATTTCTGTGTATACGTTCATATTTCTTTTATTTTGGTTTATAGTACTCTTATTGATGATTGTTACCAACAAGAGTAAAAGGCTATTCTACCAAATGGCATAAATGAAATCACCACTTCTAAAAATCTCTTGGGCTTTATCCCACCCATATAACTTTTTCATTCCTCTTACAGAACCAGTGCACGATATTGAAGCGTACTTTTTGCCTTCCAATCTTTTAGGTAGGTCTTTTACTTTTACATATTCCATAATTCCTAATCGTTGATTAATATTTGTACGACACACACCAATTAAGATGTGTGTTGTGTTTGGCTATCTGTTGTAGATGATTGAAGTTTTGTAATCTTCCACACGTTTTTTTGATTTACGTTTAACACCTTCACTGCAACCGATTGGGGAATGGTTGCGGGCTTCAAGGCTTAATAGAGCGTTTGCGAAGTCCATCTGTGAAACGTCCTCTTTGTAGGAATCAAATCCCTCGTAATCTGTATCACAGAAACTATCTACATGCTTAACCATTCTTTGATAAGCGTTTGCGAGTAATTTCTTTACTTCCTTTCTAAATGTTTCCTTTTTCATATTCATAATAATTTGGTTAATAATTGCACCATATTCCCGACATCAGGAATATGGTTGTTTGGCTTGATTATACGATACTTACTTCATAAGTACCTTTTTTGCCTTTCTCGACAATAAAGCCGTTCATTACTTGGAGCATAAAGACTGCATTTTTGATGAATGGTTTGTCGATAAAGACGAATGGTTTAGCTTGACCTTTCCTGATCATATCGAGTTGATCTTCCCATGGGAAACAAACGATCCATTCATCAACATTTGTCATATCTTTCCACCCCCCCTTTGGAGGGTTGTCCATTTCAATGAAGCGTTTTGGACGGATGAGGAGTTTGTCTTTGAGGTCGTGGTCCTTGAACCAATTATAGACGCACTGAGTGAATCCCTCTTGGTCAAACTTTTCCTCAACGTAACCTTTTTCTCTTAACAATGTAGCTGCTTGTACTAACTTTTTTACCATAATTCTTAAAATAGTTTTTTGATTAATAATGAATGCCACCATTTAATCAAAAATGGCAGCACAATTTGGCTTAGAAATGGTAATCAATGATTCCACCCACATAGTACGTCTGTTCGGTCCCTAAAACGTCTTTGGCCCACGCCCATAGTGGCATTGGATAACCGATTTCGTCATCGTAGATGTAGAAAGCACAGAAATACACTCCGCTTGCTACCTCCTTCATTTTATAAAGGTCAAATTCCTCGGCAATCTCAACGGCTTTTTCTCTCCAGTCGGAAAGAAATGTCTCGTCTTTACCGACAGTGATTTCTTCACCGTCCAGAGTGAAGCCTACTCTTTCGAGTTGCTCCTTAAACCATTTCAATTCCTCTTCTCGTGAAGAATCTGGTTCTGTAACATAATCTACTCCGTCCACCACACGAAGAATAACATCCATATCAAAATTGGATGACCTCATGCGGTCGTTTTCGTTAACTATGTTCTTACTCACTTGGATAATTCTTGAATGTGACATATTCTAAATATTTATTGGTTAATAATCGTGGTAAAAAATGGCAGCGCATTTCACAACGAACCACCATTAAACCTATTATGACTGTGCATGTAACGTGATTAATACATTACATGCGTTTGGCTATTTCTTATTGTTTATCATATCAAATAAATAAAATTCAATATGATAGGCCTTCATACGCTTTATTTGCGCACGAATTTTTTGGCCTTCTGTTTCGGACAGCCTGCGCAAATTATCAAGGCTATCCATAATTGTTTTATTTTCCATATTCTAATATTTGGTTTATCGAACCCACACGGAGAATATTTCACCCCGTGTGAGCAAGCGGTTAATCTGCAAAGCATTTAAGCCTTTACACGTCTTCTCAAAATCTCCAAATTTTTGCGCTTTGGATATTCTTCATTTTTCGTAACGTCAATTAATGGCATGTCATCAATTGTTTTCGTCCACTTTTTGCCCGTTACAGGACTTTGATATGTAACCTTGTAATGTCCGTAACCTGCAAATCTAAACTCAAAATCCGTTTTCTCGATTTTAGTTCCCATAATCTCTTTATTTAATTGGTTGATAATGTACAGCTCGTAATGGTTAAATTGCGAGCCGTATTCTGCTATTTTGAAACGTTACAGAGGTAATGATTTCTTATCATCTCACATCGCCTATTAAAAACTTCAACAGAACAGACTTTTCTTTTCTGGATAATTCTATCCATGAAATTATGTCCTGCAAAATCGTCAAACTCTCCGTAAAAACTATCATTCACATAGATAGCAAACAGAGCAGACTCGTAAGGCTTATGTTCTGTAAGAAAAACAATAATCTTTGCAAAAGCGATTTTATTTGCTTTCTCTTGTAGATCGCTTTCCATCTTAGCAAGATACGTTGGTAGTTTTTTGCTCATATTTCTTATTTTAGTTAATATTTCGTACCATATTCCCGATGTCAGGAATATGGTTGTTAGGCTACAACAACGTTTTGAGATTCTCAGTTGCAATCTCAATAAACGATCTTTGCTCGTTGATAAATTCTTCGTGGAAGAACTCGTCAGAGCTTAATTTTTTCAACTTAATGATAACGTCGTCCAAAGCGTTGACGATATTAATAACCTTTTTTCTTTCGTTCATAATCATATATTTTAATTGGTTAAAAGAAAAGCCATGCGAAATCAATCACACGGCTCAAAATTGGCTTAAATCCGCTTGTCTATCCACGTGCTTTTATCGTACACGTCCGAAATACAAGTAAAACACTTATTCGTCTTTTTGTCACGATAATATTGTGTGTGATAGGCACTATAATACGCCTCAGAAATGTGGAACATTTCAAATTCATCGCAACGAAACCAATTTCTTGGCGGTAATACATTCAACGCCCTATAAAATTCATAGCGTGGAATCTCAATTACTGGCTGAGATAAAAAATATTCTCGCACCTTTGCATCGTATTCATCATGAGAATACACTGAAAAACCTGACTCTAAATATTTAGTAGCAGGTAAAGCTTGCTTCTGCCAAAAAGCAGCATTATCAGATTCAGCTTTTGCTTTCTCTGAATATGAATCCACTTCTTGTTTTAATTCTTCTTTCCATTTCTCAATACAGAGAGATGTTTCAGACTCATCGCAAAGTCTATACACAAACAAATTGCAGTTAGAAACAACTAATTTTGTCATAATCTTAATATTTATTGGTTATTATCGTACCCACGCACAACACAAATTATGTGTGGGCAAATTGGTTAAATTGACTTCATAAACTCTCTACGGCAATAATTAAACGCCTCTCCAGAAAGAGAATTAAAAAAGCGCAGAGAATTTCCGCTCCATTCAACGTGAAAAAATTGAAAAAATGAATAGTCCCCACGATGATGTATGAAAGCATCAAAAACTTCATTTGCACGCTCCTTTGTGGAATACAAATACTCCGAAAACCCTTTTGCAATCTCACGAATCGCATCGCTTGATAGCTTGAAATTCTCGTGCTTATACGTTCCATTATGGCAAAACGTTGTACGTCCGCTCATAATGCTTTCAATTGTTACTTGTAAATAGCTTGAATTAACAAAGCCTTTTATTGTCTTGAAATGTCTCATAATTCCTAATATTAATTGGTTAATAATGTAGCTATGCACGAAACAAATCGTGCATAACTCTTGTTTAGCAATAATAAAATAACGCAGCAGAACGCCCAATAATAGCGTATAGCTTGTTTGATTTTTCACCACGAAGCAAAGCCCCATTCAAGCCGTAAACTCCGCTCGAATAACTGATTTGTTTTACACTCTCGGTTATCTGCTTGCATTCTGTAATCTCCTCAGCTGCGCCAATCCTTACCAAACGACGCAACTCTTTTAATGTTGTTTGTCCCATAATTCTTGTTTTAATTGGTTATTATCGTACTCCCACATGAAATTAACCACGTGGGAGATTTTCGGCTCAATCATTCAACATATCACGCATTTGGATAAGTCTAAATGCGCATACGTCAAACCATTTTTCTACAAATCTATCTTCAGCTTTTGAAGTCTTGCAAAATCCCCAACTTTTACCAATTTGTATAATATCATAATCGGCAAAAGCTACATTTACACAAAATGGCAGTCCACGCAAATATTGCGAAAGTCGTTCACACTCGTTTGGATAAATACGAGTGTTATACGGATTTCCGTACTCATCTTCAAATGTTTTGAAAACAAAGTTTATCTTTTCCTTATCTGTTGCATTTTCTCCGATTTGCTCGGTATTGATACAATCAAACAAATACTCAAACTGAACTCCGTAATGCTTGTTTAATCTTAAATCTTTCATAATTCTTGTGTTATTGGTTAAAAGTTCCGCCCTGAATTATCGTACTCAGAGCGGAGAATCTGGCTTAAGCGGTATAATCATAACCAACACCGCAATAATGATAATTGCCGTTGGCTAATTTTACCAAACCTCTGTAAATCGTACAGAGTTTTACCTTTCTCACCTCCATACTATTGTAAAGAGCGTGAATTTGCCTTGCTGCATCAATTCGTTTCATAATCTTTTTATTTTTTGGTTAAAAAGATAAAGCAGCACGGAATTATCGTACTGCTTTATGTTTAGGCAATGTGAACAACACACACATTATCACGAACGGAGATAATTTCAACGTGGAAATAAATTCTCTGTAACTCTGCAATCTTTGCATCCAATACACGGAGGCAAGGAAATTTAATCGTTTTGCTCATAATCCAAACCTCCTATAAATAGAGGTTAATTCTTGCGCGAAATCATCAGCATCGCGCATTATATTATTTCCAAAGTTTGTCCAACGGCTTGTATAACCGTTAGAACAGTTTTCGTCAAGCCAATTTGTTACAATTAGCTCAACGTCTTCAGGTCTGACATCCTTTGGGAGGATATCAGAGATAGACGTGTAACTATTATCAAACGTCTTAATTCCTGCTAATGCGCACATCTGAATGCGCATACCTTTTGAAATCTTATTCTTTACCATATTTTTTTTAATTAGTTTATCGTACCGCCTGACATCATCACGACATCAGACGGCTTTTTATGGCAAATTCAAATAAGATTAGAGATTATTCTCCAATCTTAATATCTCATGATAATACGAACGTAAAAATTTACGCCCGTTTATCGTACTACACCAACGGATAACACCGATGGCGTAAATCACTGAGAGCAGCACAATAATTATCGTACTACACATCATGCAAACTATTGCAGGCGCAAACAATGCGAACGCCTGCAAATGTAATTTTATCCGTTTCATAAACTTATTTTATTTGGTTAATTGAAGGCAGCGCAAAAATAAATTCACGCTACCCGTTTTGTTAGCCACGGTTTTTATTCTCATTTCTGTTATTTTATTGTTTTGTTTTCTCTCATCAGAAAATAAATACCGCATTATTTCACGCATAATTACGGCGGTCTTTTCAGGGTGTCCACATAACCACAACGGCAAATTTATTTTGCTAAAAAATAACACTATTTATTGCGCTTTCGTTATTCGTGTTTTAGGTAACCAACCAAAGCACACGGCAAAAAAGCTTTTTAAGAATATGATTTTGTATCATGCGTTATTTTATTTATTTGCCCCGCTTGATTTAGATAAAAAATACATTCCATAAAATCAAAATAAACCAACGGATAAATAAAATAACTATTTCAATGAACTAACATACAAACCGCCTCCACGGATTTACTTGCATGCTTGCAACCTGAACGGCTGCACGTTAAAAAATATGTGCGCTTTGTGGTGTTCGCAACCACATCAAAAAAATGATAGACTAAAAATATAAAGCGCAAAAACACCCACGTAATTCAATACGTGGGTATTATTGATTTGCAACAAAAACATATTTGCCATCTTTAGGACTATTCATCAAGTCCCAAAGATTCTAGATATTCGTTATACATTCCATGTAAAGCGTTTTTTTCTTGCTTTGCAGTCATTTTTATTTTAGCAAGCTTTAATCCTGCTTTCATGTCGCTAATACGTTGTACCGTTTCTTTCAGTTCTACAAACTGATCGAAAGTCAAACGCTTTGCCAATTTCTTGGCTAAAATGCGCTTTGCGTCCTCAACCTTTAGGACGCTTTTAATAACGTTTAAAATGTTCGTTTCGTTAACGGCTCCAACTGGAGAAAGGTAAAAAGATTTTTTGCCTACCTTTATAACAGGCGTATCGGTTTCATTAACCTTTGTTTCACTTAACGAATAAGCGAAATTTTTCGTTAATCTCATAATTTCACGCAAACCACCAAAGGAAATAAAATCCTTTCTAATTTCACGTAATAAATTAAACGCTTGTGCGCTGGTTATTACTCGCACGGCTTTTACCTGCTTAACTTCGTTTACTGAATTGTTTTTAACATTTGCCATAATTGTAAATTTTTAGTTTGTTAATAATTTGTTGCACGGACTCAATCGAATGAATAAACGCACATTGTAGCCGTTATCCGTGCATAAGGTTTAAAGCGTGTATATACGCTTTACGTTGCTTAATAAAGATAATACTTCAGCTTTTGCCGTATTGTTGCCAAAAGCTAAAAGATAAGGTAAACACAATATATTAAGTAATACTACTAATACATTAATTACCCTTTTTGATAAATTGATAAATAACTTTTTCATAATCTTATCTTTTAAATTTTTAATTTGTCGTGCTGCTTACATCGAAGTGTAAACGCAAACAAAAGTTAATAACGTTCTGTTTCGTTTGCAGCACCTGGCAAATATGTTTTGTTGCAATAAGTCAAAGAACCCAATACCCCCCAAAGGGGGTAAGTAGTGAAACGCTTTTCACTGGTGCAAAGATAGCACATTTTTTATATACCTACAAGTATAACAAATAATTTAACTATGCTGTAAGTGCCTGTATATCAGCTATTTGCAAAGTTTTTTACATGCATAAACAGCGAATAAATGAATAAATTAACAATAATTTACAATAAAACACACCTATATATGTAAACAAACGTTAAATAATTAACACTTAAGTGCATAAATATAAACCAAAATGAATAAAGCAAAAAGCATAAATATACAGAGAATAACGTATTAATATACAGAGAGTTAGGCTCCTAGGGTTACTTTGTTTATAATTGCTCCACACGTGAAACAATTTTCAAGTGTCCTTTTTACTCTTTATATTGTTTGTTATACGTAGTAACAAACACCCACCCCCCCCCTTGTAACGCTTGTAAACAAGGCGTAGTAACCCCTTCTAAAAATTTTTTCTTTTATTTTTTTTCTTTTCTCCATTTAATTTCCCAAAATATTAAAATATTTAACATATAAATTTAAGCATTTTCAACTATGTATATTTATTCGTTATTATGTGTATGTTAAAGTGTACTAATTTTCACTGATTATAAGGTATATAGTGTAGCTTATGTATATTTTTTATGTATATTTGCAATATTGTTTATATCTTGTGTACTTTGAAGTTTGATAGGGTTGGAGGAGATTCGACAAAAACTGCTTAATCCTACATTATCCACTTATTATAAGCGGATTTTCATACACTAAATTATACACATAACCTACATTCTTAGTGCATTTATGCAGGATGAAGGTACATTTAACATATTTCGATTATGACAGACGGAGAGAAACTGGATTATATTTATGGTTATCTGATTGAGCAATCAAAGGATTTGAAATATGCTTTTGGTTCTCTGAGTGGGAGTTGGGGTGACATATCTTTGTATAACGAGAAGAAGTGTCGTTTTGAGATGTCCCTTGACTTGTTTGTTCGTGATTGTCCTTTGAAGTGGTTTAACGGTTCGTTTTATTTTTTCAACGGTAAGGTTTACGATGTTGTATCGGAGACTGTTGTTGAAACAGCGTATGAAACGTTGCTACGTGATCTTGGTATTACAGCAATGATGCACAAGCCTCTTGTTCGTCGTGAATCATTCCTTAACAAGATCAAGATTCGCAATCAGCTTCATCCTCGTTTGGATATGATTGGTTTTGAGAATGGTGTATTGGATTTATCTGATCCTTGTAAACCGAATTTTATCAACTTTTCTCCTAACGTTGAGATTACGTATTATCGTCCGTATCGTTATGAGGATGGTGCTCGTTGTGATCGTTGGCAGATGTTTCTTCGTGAGGTTCTTCCTGATAAAACATCACGAACAGTATTACAGATGTTTCTTGGTCTTGGTCTTACACAGCGTAATGTTGCATTTTCTGATGAGTGGCGTAATGGTTCTGGTAAGGTTGAGCTATGCTTATTCCTTATTGGTGGTGGTGCGAATGGAAAGAGTGTTATATTTGAGGTTATGCGTGCGTTGTTTGGTGATTCAAAGATTAGCAAGATTGACTACTCGACCTTAACCTCTGAGGGTGATTCTGGTCTTCGTGGTCGTCTTCCTATTCGTGGTATGATATTCAATTGGTCGTCTGACAGTAATCCTCGTGGGTTTTCACGTAAATCGAATGAAGATAATATTTTCAAGCAGCTTGTTTCAGGTGAGCCTGTTCAGGTTCGCGGTATTGGTCGCAATGTTGAGGAGTGCCGTGAGATACCATATTTGATATTCAACATGAACGCTCTTCCCGAGATAGACGACTCGAGTGATGGTATGCTTCGTCGTTTGCAGATTATTCCATTTGATGTTACGATTCCCCGTGCGAAACGTGATCCGAATCTTGCGAACAACATTATCCGTAACGAGCTTCCTGGTGTGTTTAATTGGGTTATGCGTGGAACGCTCGAGTTGTTCCGTCGTAAATTCCGTTTTCCTGATGCCGAGGGAAGTCAAATGGCAATGTTGCGTACACTTATTACCCGTCAACCGACAATTGCATGGGTAAAAACGTATAAAATCCGAAACAGCAAGGATGCACCGAATGAAAATGCTGCGTATATTGCAGGTATTGACCTTTATGAAGTGTTTGTTCGCTTCTGTGAGGATAATGATGTTGACGAGTCGCTTATTCCATCAAATCGAAAATTTGCCAATTCCCTTCTTAAAATGAATTTCTTTAAGAAGCGTGCAGGAAGGGGTATCTATTACGAGTTATATGGAGTAACGCTTGAGCGTTTGAAACAGCCAGTTTTCATTACCGACTTCCGTGATATTGATGGCGATGAAGTTGATGAGGAGGAATCATTTATTAAGGAAAACGATTGATTATGGGAAAAGATTGGGTTGGAGATAAGAATAGTGTGTTTAGAACACTTGGTGCAAGCAATCATTCACTTGGTGAACGTGAGGAGAATGATTATTATGCAACTGAGCCAAAAGCTACTGAATGGTTGTTAAGGTTAGAAACTTTTAACGGTCCTATACTTGAGCCTTCCTGCGGTGAAGGTCATATCTCTGAAATCCTTATTAAAGGTGGGTATCATGTTGTTAGCCGTGATTTAATTGACCGTGGCTATGGAGAGGTTGCTGATTTCCTTTCTATTGATAATACCGAGTGGAATGGCGACATTATTACAAATCCTCCATATAAGTACGCACAGGAATTTATAGAGAAGGCATTACAGATTATACCTGATGGGTGTAAGGTTGCGATGTTCCTGAAAGTTCAGTATTTAGAGGGAAAGCGTCGTCGTAAGATGTTTGACATTATGCCGCCAAAGCGTATATGGGTTAGCAGTTCACGTTTGAAATGTGCGATTAATGGCGATTTTGACAAAGTTAGCGGTAGTGCGACTTCATACGCTTGGTTTGTTTGGGAGAAAGGTTTTCGTGGTGATACAATTATCAAATGGTTCAACTAAAAGGTATTATTATGCTAAACGACACAGATTTTAAGATTGAGCAGATGAAGATGCTTAAAACGATTGGCGATGCTGTACGTGAGTTTGCTTTATCTACTGGGATTGACAATATTTCGGTTGATACGCAATGCTGCAATGAGCCGGTTATGACGAGTGATGGCAAAATGCACGAAGGCTTGAATGTTAGTTTTACATGCGAGATATACAATAACGAATTAGACGACGACGATGAATAGATTTATTGAGGTTCAGGACCGCACATACGGAAAGCAGATGATTAATCTTGACAATGTTGAGATATTGTCTGAGAAATCATACGAGGTTGTTATGACGGGTGGAAAGCGTTTCAAGATTATCAAGGATAGCTTTGATAAGCTCCTTTCCGAGTTGAAAAAGCCATATTCAGATGCTACAGCTGAGAAGATGTGTCAGTTGCAGAATGACCTTACTATTTCAAAGGACGTTATCACGAATATTTATCTTCTCTTGATGGATTCGAGTATCTCCCCTTCTGTGTTGTGGAAGGTAAATGATTCCGAGTTGCAGAGTATGGCAGCAAAATGCTATACAGAGATTAAGAAACTTCAAAACAGACAATAAGAATGAGTGATTTTTTGGATATGCTTCGTGACTTTACAAATTTCACTGGTAAGATTGAACGTGACATATATAATGCTGCTTCAAGAATTAAACTTCCAGATGAGATTGATTTGTATAACTTCTTTGAAATATGGAGCGGTCGTGCCGAGTGCCGTTTGTATGAAGGAGCAATGACAGCTTGTAGTATCGATGATTACGTAAAGTTATACGACGATTCGATTTCCATTCGCTATCATATCTGTAAAGCGAAATACTATGCGCTACGTTTTAATGGCAGAGGCGTGTTTCTTGTGAGCGAGAAACGTTATAACGAACTTAATGCAAAGAAAGGAAAATAATTATGGAAAGAATTAAGCATTTATTCAGTTCCGTTGAAAATTTTGTTGAGGCATTGGAGAAACAAGGTTCTCATAAGGTTTTTAGCGACATTAGAGCAGATTTGGACATGCAAGACGGCTTGCGTAATAATAGCATTGCCTACAAGCTCTGTGAGTTGCAGCACGACTATACATGGACAGAGCAGGCGGTCTACAATCTAACTATTTTGTTTTCTGAATGTTACGACAAAGTCCGTAAGATGCAGGATCGTATTAATAGTTTGGAGAACGAAGTTAGAATTATGACAGAACCAAAGAAGGGGGGGGTAATATGTACATAGTTCATAGAAAAGATTTGTTTAATTTTCGTGATATTTTTGCATCAAGCCACCCATAGATAGCCTTTGAGTATATGAAGGGATTGGAAAAACATCATAGAAAAGTGTTTAGAATCATTAAACAATAAAATCGTATGAAATCAAGAAAAATGAAAATGATTAGAAGATTAGTTATCAATAATGATAACAACTCGACAAGTTCAAAAGAGTTAACAAACGAGGGGAATCGTGAGGGGCTTCTCAACGATTTTGAAGGATAATAACCATAGTATAATAAAACAACAACATAATTATGATAATTATGGCAGTAACAAAAGAAGAGTTGGCAGTATATCTGTCAGAGAAGAGTGGCGAAACGATAACACGCTCAAAGCAGTTTATTGACGATTTCATTGACGTGATGGCAGATGTGCTTGCAGGCGGCAAGGAAATCAACCTCCGTGATAGCTTTAGGCTAAAGGTTATTGAGCGCAAGCCGAAAAAGGCGTACGATTTCACGAACAAGACAACGATTGATGTGCCTGCAAAAAAGGTATTGAAATTCGTTGCAGGAAAGGACTTTGAAGAAAGGGTATTGGGATGCAAGAAGTAAAGATTGTGCTTGAAGGCGGCGTTATGCCGAAGAAAGCAACAGAAGGGGCTGCGTGCTATGACCTTTATACCCCAGAGGATTTTAAGTTGAAGTATGGGCGGCAGGTGTTGCCGCTCGGCTTCCGTATGCAGCTGCCGAAGAACATGGCAGCAATCATCAAGTCAAGAAGTGGATTCTCGTCAAAAGGCATCGAGGTGATGTATGAGCAGTTGTGCGAGTTATACACAAAGCGTCTTGATGCAGACGTGTTGCTCGGCACCATAGACAGCGATTACACTGGTATCGTCGGTGTAATTATTGACGTTCACGATGAATTAGTATCACACACGTTCATCGCAAAGGGAACGCGCATTGCACAGATGCAGTTTGTTGAAGTACCAGAAACAGAGTTCAAACAGATTGATACCCTTGACGAAACGGAGCGTGGTGATGGTGGCTTTGGTCATACGGGTGCAAAGGAGATTGTTAAACAGAGTGAGAAGCCAAAACGGAAAGCAGGCAGACCACGTAAAACAAAAGAGAAGTAATTATGGCAAAGGTATTCATTGGAATTGATCCAGGTGTGTCAGGAGCAATAACCGCTCTTGACGAGAACGGAAAGGTTATTGCGCTCACAAAGATGCCTCAAACTATGGGCGAATTGTTATCTTTCTTGCAACAATTCACAGATAACGATACAACTTGTTATTTGGAGAAGGTTCACGCACGTCCGGGCGATGGTGCAGCGAGTATGTTCAAGTTCGGTCAAGGTTTTGGTTGGCTTCAAATGGCATTATTGGCAGCAAAGGTGAAGACTATTGAGGTTTTACCAAACACATGGATGCGTGGTCTTGGTATAAAGTCAAAGAAAAAGGACGAAACAAAGACGTCATACAAGAATCGTCTAAAATTCATTGCTGAACAGCTATTCCCTGATCAGAAGGTTACTCTTTGGAATAGCGATGCGCTCTTGATTGCTCATAGCGTGTTTGTTGCGGATAAAAAAGGTGAAGTCGTTGATAATTTGGAGGGATAACAAATGAAAGAAGAAAGAGTTAATCATCCCTCACACTACAATCACGGCAAGTTGGAGTGCATTGATATTATGGAGGATGTGTTTGGTGTTGACGAAACAAAAGCCTTCTGTAAACTCAACGCATTCAAATACCTTGTGCGAGCCGAACTGAAAGGCTGTGAGGTTGAGGATATTGACAAAGCATTGTGGTATCTAAACAAGCATCAGGAGCTTATCAAGAAACACAATGTAGACCGAATTATCGATAATGTTTAATGCAAACTGAATATGGAAAATAAAGGTTTAGAATTTGGTAAGATTTATCGTGCTGGTAATTTTACTATCAAGAAATTTACCCGTACATTAACATCAAAGCAAATGCAGGAGTTGCGTGACAATATGAATACGCCACGTGAAGTTCAAAAGAAGCTACAACGAAATGGATTGCCATTCATAAAAGCATCTACCGTGAGTGGCTCATGGAGTGTTGAATGGGTTTTTGGCATGTCGTTCTTTCAAGCAATTGACGAGATGCCAGTAAACGAAAACGGGGAGTTCTACGGAACATCACTCGATAACCTTACGAGGATACTCACGTGCATGTTTGCCGATACGTCTGTCGTTGGTGATATGGAGTATATGGCAGAGAAACAGAAACTCATGCACAAGTATTTCTACCGCAAAGCAGATAAGGGTGAAATGACAGAGGAAGAAATTAATGAAAGCGAAGAAGCTGCCGATGAAGTTCTACGAAACGAGCAGCACAAGGAAACACTATTAAAAATGGGAAAGGAGGTAGAAAATGGAGATGACGAGTAAAATTATTGAGCAGTTGCAGGATTTTGCAAAGTTGCAGGATGTGCTTCTTTTAATCCAACATAAGATGGAGGGACATAAGATTGATTTCCCATTACCGACATTCAACGACGATTGGATTGAGCAAATAGTTTCGTCTATACTTGAAGGTGAAAAGGATTAAAACAAGAGGGGATGCCTAATATGGGTCTCCCCTTTTTGTTTTATGCTTATGTTGCAAATGTCTGTCTTTTACGCATCAAAAACGTAGATTTGGTTTAGTTGTACCATATATCATTATTAATTAGATAAGGTCCTTGTCTAATTTCTCGAGCATAATTAAGCATTCTTCCAAAAGCCTCGCTAAATGCTTGATGTGGTTTTTCACTCGGCATTACCTGCTTTTTGGATTTGAAAAAATTGATAAATCGTTTCATCATAAAAATATTAAATTGTTCTTTGACTTATTGATACAACCGATTTCTAATGGGTATTGAACTTATTTACAAAGTAAATTTGCCCTTTGCCCGTCACTTTCGTTGTGATAGTCGTGTGCAGCACCCCGTTGTTACCACTTCGCACGCCCTTTTTAAGTTCAAATAAGCCCATATCAACGTACTTCTGATTAGGAATATTATATCGTTCTCCTTTCGTGCCGAGATAGCCGTTATCTCGCATCCATTGGAATAGTCGTCTTTCTCCCATCGGAGTGCCGTTCTGATTGATTAGCTTTGCGAGTTCTCCAATTAAGCAGGAAGATACAGAACCGCTGACGGCATTTGTGAAGTTAATAGCAGGTTGAGCAGCTTTTACAGATTGTTCCGCCTCAATACGCTTCTGTCTTTCATCTTTGAGAGCCGTAGCGAGTTGGATAAGATAGTCAGGGTCGGTTAATGTGCGTTCTATGATATTATCAGTCATATACGCACCATGTTTGCGGATTGACGGCAAGACATCCTTTGTAACCCATTTACGAAAGGCTTTCGCTTCAGGTTTCCGACTATCAAGGATAACATCATATAAGCCGTCCTCGTTAACAAAATTGGCTGACTGAATACGCCCAAGGTTGTCGGTGATGGGTTCGGTTGAAACGACCCCATCGTCAAGCCGTTCTCTTACATGCCCTTGTGTTAATCCAAGAGCATTACACACATCGGCAAGACAAAACAATGGATTATCCGTTGTTCCTGCCGTTCTAACTTTCCCAAATTGTGGGTTTTCAAAAATTCTTAATTCATTCATAAAATTGCGCCCAAACTATAATAATTAAAGATTAAACATACCAGAGGAAGAGGAGTCGAAAAGAGCAGAATCCACCCTTACCCATAGTGGGAGGGATTCTGCTCAGAACTTTATACCGAGAGTTCTCGTCGCCGTTCTTCGCTCACTTGTTAAGACAAATTCAACAAATGATATGAGGATTTCCGATATTGTCATCGTCTTGCGGTGCATCCTCACTCAAATCCTGCACCCTCGCTTGCTCCCTTTGCGAGAAATAAGACTATCCCAAGGTGGCTGTGGTCGCTAAGGATAGAATTTAGGGAATATGCTAAAAACAATAAACCCCATTGATAACCAGAATATCAACGAGGTTTAAGCCTATATAAAAATCCTCTAAGGATGAATAGAAAGCATTTCATTGCGTGATTTCTGGTTATCACATCAGCAAAGTTAGTATATTTTTCGTGTACGAACAATAGAAAAACGAGAAATGTTTATTTTTTATGTAGTTTTAACGTTTATAATTTATATACTTTGGACAAAAGTAGTATCTTTGTAACAGAAAAAGTAGCACCCACCTGTACTATAAAAGGTAATATTAAAGAGAACTCATAAAATCATAAAATATATGAGGTTGTTAAACAAAGTACAGGTTGTTTAATGACCTCATTCTTTTTGATGGCGTATGAAATATATAAGAAGGTCATTGATAAGTGAATACTTTGGCAACAAAGAGTTGCTGAAAGCACTTGCAATGGCGTATCTTATCAAGCATCGTACAAAGTCCTCAAACATCCGTCATTATTCAATCAATCTTATTCACTCCATTACAGGTATTCATGCCGTCACAATTAAAAAGAGATTGCAGACCTTGAATGAATATGGACTTATCCTCATTGAAAAGGATAATCTCATCATACGTTCAACCGTCAGCAAGCACACAAAGAGAAACATGAATATCGGTCGAATGGACTTCACAAGCGTAAAGACTGTTGAGAGGTCATTGCAGGCGTTACAGGTCGTTTTCATGCAACAACGTAAGGATTTCTGTAAGCATACTATTCACAACGCTCACAACGGCTCTAATCCAAAGAAGATTAAAGCTGCGAGAAAAGCATGTCGGAAGTATGGTTTTGGAGATAAATACGTTGAACATGGATTATCGTATGCAACAATTGCACGAAAGCTCGGACTGTCTGTAACAACAGCATTTAATGTTGTAAAATATGGAGTACTGAAAAAGTACTTCAAGAAGTTTACTCATTTCGTAGGTACTTTCCTTAAAGGTGTATGTAGGATGGATATTCAAGGATATACATTCACAACAACAAACTACGGATTCCAAGTACAAGCTAACACATACACTGTTGGTTGTAAATGGAGATAATACAACATGGTATATATAGATTACAAAAAGTGAAGACTAAAAAATAAAAAAAATATAGGAGGTTAAAATGAAAACAAATCAAGTAATGACACGTCCGATGGGACGGTTTACAGTTGAGCAAAGGACGAAAGACGGTTTCTTTGATGGTGCTAATTTGCTTCGCCAATGGAATGGCGTTGAAGGTAATCCACGTAGAAGAATGTCAGAGTTCCTTGAAAGTCCAAAGGTAAAGGATTTCATAAATGCCCTTGCGGAGGACGAAAGCCATAGACGGAAAACCGACATTGCTGAAAATCAATTACTTATGAGAGTAAATGGGAAATTAACAAAGAATGGTAAGACACAAGACAAGGTATGGATGAACCCAATCTTGTTCTTAAAGTTTGCTATGTGGATAAATCCCCGTTTTGAAGTACAAGTGATACGTTTTGTTTATGATAATATGATAGAGTATCGCAACGAAGCAGGCGACGCATATAAAGATCTATGTGTTGCAATCTCCAAAATCGTTGGGAAGGGTTTTCTTCGTGCGGCAATATCCAATATAGCAAAAGCTATTAACTGGGTTGTGTTTAACAACCACGAGGCGATGATAAGGAACAAGGAAGGTATTGAGTGTAAAATGAAGGAGCTGTTCAGTGCAGAGAAGACTATCGCAATGCTTATCAACGACGGTTTCCTTTGCTCTTACGATGGTGTAATTGATTACCTTCGTAAGAAATGGAGTGAGAAGTGGACTCCAAGTGAATTAACAAGAAAACAAGTAGTATGAGGCGCATTTATTTTGAGAACTGGTTGTTAACAAAGTCTGGTTTCAGGCTCATTGACTCCGAGCAGGGTATGAGAACCTATGCCAAATATGATGGTGAGCTGTGTGGACGCCAGATTGAACTAATGGAGGTAGCCACGTCCATGCACTATATTCAAATATCATACAAGGTTTGTAATAAGCATTGGGTATTCTGGAAGACCACGTGGACCAAGGGATGGCTTGCAAAAGCAGAGGATGTTGACAGCATTTTCAAAAAGTTCTTTGAGGAAAATAAAAAAGAGATAAACAACTATATTAAAAAGTCGTCATTATGAAAAATGAAACAAAATTAAAGAAGGTGATAGCGTTTTTAGAAGAAAACAACATCAAGTATAGGCAGCACAAGAATGTATGGTTCGGTCATAGTGATATTTTTCTTCCTGACACAAGAGTTGCAATTAAGATTGACGGAGAAGATAGTGTTCGCTTCTATGATACGCACAAGAAAAGTTGTTTCCCTGTATTTATACGTGAAGAGGATACTCCTAAATTTGTGATAGAGAAGGTTCAGAATACCATCATCAAATCTATGACAAAGCAGCAGCAGTACTTAATGTATAAAGAGCGAAAGGAAGAGAATAGACGCCTCAATGCCGAGCAGATGAAGATATGTGCTGCACGCAAGGCTGCAAAAGCGGCAAGATTGGCGAAGAAAGAGGCAGCTAAAGCAGCAGGGCTGATGAAGAGAGAGGTAGGTAGGAAAAGAAAAAGATTCATAGTGAAAGAAAGATAACACATGGCGACAAGTGAGAAAGAACGGAGCGTGCTTTTTGCAAGCAAAAGAGTACAGGCTCAACTAAATGCGACAACACACGTGACAGATATTCTTTGGAAGACAGCAGAGAATATTGTTAAGGCAGCAAGAAAATACAGACCATACTACCAAAGTAAGACAATATCTGATGTTGAGCGATATGAAAAAGAGGCTGTACAAATTGCTATCAAAGCAGAAAAGGCTATTGAAAAGTACGTAGAGGCTTACTCTATGGCAAGTGGTAAGATATTGGGGCTTAATGCAAAAGACCTTGTGAATAACTACTTGAAAAAGGAAGTGTTTGGCAAAACATACATACAGCGCAATAGCGAGTATATAAGGGACTTCGCAGAGGATATTGTGAAATTGGTCAAGGCTGGTGTTTCTATGCGGTATGACGAAAACAAAATCATTGGTGCTGTCAGAAAATCCTACAAAGACCCCTATAATAACTCTGTCATGACAAAAGCTTCACGTGAGGGTAAGTATGCTATGGTTATCCCACACAGAGGGCAAGGTGTTTATGCTGCTTCCTATGAGAATATCATAAGAAATGTTCAAAACACGATAAACTTATCGTGGGGACAGGTAGAAATCGAGTATGGTAGGTCAGTAAATGCGGTTGGGTATAGGACGTATAGAAATTCGTCATATCCTTGTGACATCTGTGATGAGATTGCAAGTCGTCCACATCGTATGAGTGAAGGAATGCTAATCCCAGCGCATCATCGGTGTTTATGTGGGGTTGAGTTTTTGTTCAACGAGAAAGCTCTTTCAAATGACGATACATAGAATATGTAGTGCTATTTGTATAGTTTTATTTGTTAGTAAAAAATGTAACTGAAACAAAGAATGAAACAAAAACGTAACAATGATTGTGTGATATAACTGTCAGTATATGTGTATTTTACGGAGTTGTATTTCGTTGCTTTGAAACAAAAACGAAACAAAGAATGAAACAAAGAATACCACATTTTTTGTAAATATATCTACTCATAAAAGTAAAAATACCCAGTAAAGAATTATATCTTACTGGGCATTTTTCTTATTTATTTTTTATGGATGTTTTTACCATTCTGAAATATCAAGCAATCCTTACATGATGTAGGATAATTGACAGGTATGAAGTAATGGATTGTGCTATCCTCCTCCTTTATCTCATCCTGTTTGATACGCGCATAATCGGCAATCTTTGCAGTAATATCAATCCATTCCTTTGATGAAGGTTTTGTAAGTGCTCTTGCTTTCAGGAGGTCAGAAAGAATCTTCTCCTTTGACGTTGCCTTTGCAAGGTCATCAGCAGATATATCGTTTCCTTCACTTTCTCCGTTCACCTTCTTTATGTCAGCAATGAACTTCTGCACTCCGTCAAGTCCTTCGAGTTTCTGTTGCTCCGCTTTAAGTCGACTTTTATCCCACGTCTGTCCTGCGTTCTGAAAAGCCATATTCCATGCGTCGTTGACACCAATACCTGCTGCTCTCATTGCAGCATAGCAAAGGTATTCGGCTTTTGCTAAGCCGTAATCCTTTGCCTTACGCTGTAATGTTTGTGTGAAGAGTATATCGCTCATAATGTGCTACTTTGTTTTTAGAGAATCCCAATTGTTTTCACCTAAGAAATTCCGATTTTTGTCCCACGTTTTTCCAGATTTATTGGGTCTGCCTTTTTTACCGCCCTTTGGCTGATTGAGGTCGCTACCACCCTTACCATGATTAATTCGTGCAGCGGCTTCTTCCTGCTCAATGGCATTCTCGGTTTGATGGTCCTGCACTTCAAGTTGGGTGAGTAAGTCCATTTGTTGCTTTTCTTTTTCCTCTGCGATGATGCGTGCATACTCATCATTCTTAGGAAAGTCTGGACAACGCTCGGAGGCAGTCTGTCGTGAGATAAATTTATTTTGAACCGCCGTTGCTAAATTTGTAATAATTTCTGTCGAATTACTATGAATATACGGCGAAATCCATGCGTTAACGGGAAGTTCTGAATATGTCGCAGTTTGATTTTCCTCAAAGCCGATACCAAACTTAACCATCTTTGTAAGCATGTCAACGAACGGCTGCAATAGTTGTGCATCGTTCATGGCAATTTCAAGTGCAGGAGAATATAGCAATTTCAATGCAACGCCTGGTAAATCTCCAGATTTCAACTCTGGCGGTTTCACAGTGAATGACAACTCATAGATAAGGTCATACGACTTATCAAGTTGTGTCGCAAAAGCGTTTGAAGCGTCCGTTCCATTAAGGAATCCTGCTTCTGCATCTTTATCGTCCATTGTAACGAGTTTTGCAGCACCATTTCTATCGCCAATAACGCTAATATCATCACCTGAACCCTTCATGTACATAATAGGGAATGCATACGCTTTATTGTTCTCGCACAGATGAGAGAAAGCCTCCTCGTAATCCTCAATATTCTTTTGTACGGCATGCCAGCACGGACCGTCTTCATTGCGTATATAAGCAACAGGAAGGAATGGGAACCCGTGTGGCTTTTTAGTAATAAGTTTAAAACCATTAAGATTGAATATCTTTTTGAGGAATGCAGAAACGCCACTTTCGTTTACACCACGCTTGTAACGATAGATATTTACATTATCCCACACCTCAACGTACTCTGTTTTCTCTATGCCGTCATCGTCATAATCGTAGTATTTACGTGCAAATAGTTCGAGTTCTCCCGTAATAGAGTCGAAATGAGGGTAAAGTGTATCACCATTGAGATAAGATAATGACTTTGCGCCAAACTTGCCGTTATTAAAATATCCTACCACAGCAGCATCGCCTGTAATCATTAGTGAGCGGATAGCTTCAAAGTTTCTTATCTCCATGTTGGAAAGCAACCAACATTTCTTGAATTTGATAAGATTCTTTTGATATTCTTCTTCTTTAGATTTATCCAATGCTCCGTCAGCGATTTCAAACTGAACATCGTTTCCTGTGAGGTGAAGGATATGTTTTATTGCTATAACCTGTTGAAATGCAAAAGATGTTCGTGTGATAGGTTGCTTGTACCACTTTTTTGTTTCTGGGTCTTGTTTGTAAATGTCCGGGTACTTTGTTTCGTCAAAGATAGCGTGCGCCGATGGATAGTATTCACGTAAGAAGTCCGCTTGCGTCATAACAATTCTATACAAGTGGTCCTCTGGCATAGTTATGTCACCTGCATCGTCCCTTCTTTCCTGTATGTTGTGCGACATATACCCCTTTGGCGTAACTCGCCACCACGGTTTCTTTGTCAGCACCTCTCTGTAATTCACTGTTAAATCATCCATAATCCTTTTACCTTTTTATGTTTCTTTTTTGTTAATCTGAATATTTCGATATAGAACCAGCTCTCCCAAAAGTCTGGAGAATGCCCGACGTATCTTTTTGCAAGTTTTTTGGGAAGCAGCTTAAATCCCTTGTCAGAGCCATTCTCGTCACGCCTAAGCGACTTTCTCTCCTTCATTAGTATTTGCCTAAGTGGGACGTTTTTGAAGCCATTACCGCTAAACTTTCTATCAAGCAAAGCAGGCTCAATAGATATTCCTCTTTCCTTTATTTCTGTGTAGAACATAAAGGCGCATTGCGATTTTAAGTCCTTGTATAAATACCTGATACCTTCTTCTTCTTTCCTATCAAGAGCAATAGGAGCAGCTTGGTTGTTAAATGGCACAGCGTTAGGGAAAAAGCCCTTGAAATATTGCCCAATACCTTGCATATCGTAGGTGAAATTGCATTCCTCTACTCCCCACTCACGCAATTTCGATTGTACAACAGACACTATTGTCTTTGAATCAAGACGCATAACAATCAAGTCTTTCGTGTGCCTTCCAATCCAATGCCACATGACAAAGTTATCACCGCCAGTAAATGCAATGTCGGCTGAGGCTCTATGTACTTCATCATCAAGCTGCATAGAATTATTGAAAATACCCTCCAAATCCTCAATCTTCACCATGTCATCTCCAGCTGCCTTATAATTCCAGTTTGCTTTTAGGTCACGCATACGTTGTTCCTCTCCCTGCTGAGCTAAATTAGCAAGATAGGAAGGGTCTGTGGAGAGCAATTTTACATTTTCTGACAAATCAGCCCTTATGAAAGTAACTGATTTGATGAAGTCTAATTTAGATAAGCCAGCATTTTTATAATTATCATTAAAAAGCCCATCTATGACATCTGAACACTGTTCATAAACTTCTTCTTTTGTGTTTCCCCAATAGATGTCGTTAGGATTGTCTCCATCCATATAGCAATATCGTATCTGACAGTCCCTTTCTGGATATATATAACCATCTTCGTCAACCCACCAGTCAATAAACTTTCTTACCCAACTTTCCGGGTCAGGGTTGCAAGTTATCCAAAATCTATTTCTAATATGTGAGCCGTTACGATTGTTAGTTAAAAGATACTTAAACTTCTTGTATTCTATCTGTGTACCCTCGTCGACAGCTATATATGCGTATTGTCTTCCCTGAAATCTATCTTTAAAATCCTGATAAGCACCCGCATAGTATGAGAATTTTAACCATCCTCCATTTTGGAAATTCCAAGTCATATCATTCTGTGACTTGTTGTATGTTCCAAATTGTGAGTACACTTTATACGAATCAGAAATGAGAGAGTCAAGGTCATTCTTTTCCTTACGAAGTATAAGCCCGTGAAGGTCAGGATTACGTATGTCTTTGAGGGTTTCCATGAGTGCAGAGAACGATTTGCTGTTATGAGTGACGATGAAATCCTCAACCATAAACAGAGAATTTGTATTGTTGACAGCAATACAGCAACATTCTTTTTCGCCAACGTATTCAAAATCAACAATATGTCTTCCCAATTCACTCACCCCTCCGTTATATTCTGTACAAAGTGCTTTCTTTCGTGTTAGCCTAAATAGCCTATGAGAATCATTTATACGAATATAAACATCGTAATAATCAGAAGCCTTTATTCTTTTGCCATCCTTTACGTAGTGGTTTTCGCACTTAGATATGGTTGCCAACCCACCGAGGCTATTTATTAAGAATTTCATATCCTCTGCAAGTTGCTTGCTTACGGTAGAGAAAGAACAATGTCCCCTTTTATCTATTGTTCCGTCTGTGTCCATAAGCCCTTGAACGATAGCAATACGAGTGTCAACTGTACCCCACTTATATACGTTTGGGACGAATTTAGAGAACGCATTGTGGTTATAGAGTTTTAATCCTTCAAGGTCATTACGAAGAGAAGTGTTGACAATGCGGTAATCTTTGGCAGCATTATTCTCCTTTTGAGCATAATTCGACATATCAAATCCGCTTTTCTCAAACTCTTCTACAATTTCTTTATCTGCGCTTGAAAGTAAAGCGTCATAACTACCGTTCTTTACGCATTCTGTAATACAACCATCACCCAGTAACACCCCAATTATATACGGTGGTGTCGTCGGTTTGTAATGGCGATTACCCCAACTCCTTGTGAATTTAATAGGTTCGCATAGAGGGATAATCAGTCTACTATTCTTAATCTCTCCATTTTTTACTTTTGTAAGATGTTCGACTATCATTTGAGTAGTCCACACCCTAAAATCATCCTGTAATGACAAGTTGTTAAGTTTACGCTTTTTGCTTATATAACAAGTCTTTCGTACATTCCATAAATGATCGTAAGAAGCTATGACTTCTGAACCATCAATAAACTTAATTTTATATGCTGGTAGTTTACCATGGTCTTTCCTGTAAACGACACGCTGCATTCCTCCGTCAGTTCCGCTAATGATGTCTCCAGCCTTCAAATCTGAAATCATACGATAGCCGAAAGGAGTTACAACTTTTGTACTGGTTAATAGGGGGCCGCCGCGCGAGCCGCCTATTATCTTAATATCAGCGTCTACCGACAATATTCTTTCTTGCGCCCCCTTTTGTGCGATGATCTTTAATTTATCTGGAGACTTACGGTCAGCATCACGCAAGAACTGTATGTATTCCTGTGTATAAACCTTATCACCATTATGTAACGTTAACCCTGAAAGCTTTTCCATTCAATCGAAAATAGAATAAATATACAATATTATTTGCAAAAATATACATTTTTATTTGGAATATTCATTTTTTATACATATTTTTGCTCTCAAATTGCATATATATTCAAATATTTCGCAGAATGGCGCAGCGGTAGCGCAGTTGTTTCATAATCAACAGGTCGAAGGTTCGATTCCTTCTTCTGCAACGATTAATCAACAGGATAACAACTAATGGAAAGAGAAGAACTCAAAGAATTAGTAAACAAAAGTTTGGGAAGCACCCAGTTGAAACTTAGCGAGCGTACCATCAACGAAGAACTTGATGACGTTTTAGGTGATTTTGGAGACAACGAGGAAGCAAATGCCAAGTTGGTCGAAAGAGTTGCAAACCGACTGAAGCGAATGGATGGCAATCTTCATGCTGATGTCTCGAAAGAGGTGAAGGAGTATAAGGAGAATGCTGAAAAGAAGCTGAAAGAGGGAACAGAAGGCGGTTCTAAGAAAAACGAAGGTAATGAGGGTAGCGAAAGCGAAATCATGAAGGAATTGAAAAATCTTAGAGCTGAACTTGATGAGGAACGTAACGCACGCAAGCAAGAGCAGACCGAGAGAGCGAAGCACGCTACAATGGATTCTGTCAGAAAAGGCCTTAGGGAGAAGTTTGAGAACGCAGGTTTGAAACTCAACGATTTCTTTGCCAAGTCCGCCCTTTCAAAACTTGAAATTCCAAGTGAAAATGTTGATGTAAAATCTCTTATTGAGAAAGCAGAGAGGTTGTACAATGCTGACATCAAGGAAGCAGGAATTGAAATAGGTAAACCACATGCAGGTGGTAATGGCAGTGGCAAAGAAGAAAAAGAGGACTGGAGCGATGTTAGCAACATCGTTGGACGATACAACCCAAAGGCCGAATAATAGGTATTCAGTTTAACAATTAACATTAATCGAAATGACAGAACTTGATTTTTATCAGCAAAGGATTCTCAATGCGGGAGTTTTCCAAGGCTCTGTACTGATTCAGGCTCATGGCGAGATTGGCGGCAGTCGTAACGTGTTCGTTAAGTTGCAGTCAAGTGCAAAGAACGGGTTGGTTTATCCAACAATCGGTGGAGTTCTCGTGAATCCTTTTAAGGGCAATGCTAAGATTTATGCAGGCGACCTTTTAGAGTACAATCCGGGTATCGAGGGTGATACTGGTGCTACTATTAAGATTATGAAGACTTATGAGGTAGCTAAGGCTGCATCGACAACCGAGGTCCTCATTAAGCGTGACGGCTTCCGTCATATCCCATTCGTGGGTGATATTCTCATGGTTGCGCCAAACACTCTTACGGGTACAGGTACAGGTGTTACTGTTACTGCGGTTGAAGCAACAAAGGATAACACTGCTGGTGATGTTTGGAAGTTGACAGTTAGTGCAGCCGTTACCGCAGCTATTGGTGCAGTCCTCGTGGAAGCAGACAAGGCTGGTGCAGGTGCTAAGGCTATTGTAACTAACCCTAACTGCTATGCACCTTCTGATTTTGATTTCGTGTACAACCCTGCTGCAACGACCAATAGCTTCGAGGGCGCACGCTATCTGTTCACCCCATGTCTTGCTAACGAGAGTACTGTGCTTTACAAAGCAAAGATGTCTCCAATGCCAGCAAGTGTTCTCGCACTGAACACAAGCAAGGTTGCAGGCTGGTTCTCACTCTAATGTTTCACACTTAAAAGGTATAACAAAATGGCAAAATACAATTTTGAAGATTCAAGATACGCTAAGTTCTTTGCAAGTCCAGAGAACAACCGTTTCTTGCAGTCATTCCTTGATAATAGTGCTTTGTTCTACACTAACTATGGTTGGTACAAGACACAAGGTCGTAAAGCAGCAGCAGAGACACCATCTCAAGCAGACGGCACGGCAGTATTCTCTGTTAAGTCTCGTAAGTTGCAGGCACCACATTTGATGGACCTTCGAGCACCGCTTGGGGATAGTAACCAGACGGACAGCTCAAACGAGAAGTTCTACACGGCATCAATTCCTGACTTTATCGCAGAGGGTATCGTTGAGACCGCAGCGGAGCGCAATTACAAGGTAAGAATGTTTGAGCAGTTCGGTAACGATGCAGACATTGTTGCTACATACGTTGGTAAGTTGCAGGATAAGTTCAATGCAGTTGATGCAACTATGAACTTTATGACTGCGCAGCTGATGAGTACTGCAAAGATTGACTACACAGGCATTGGTTGTGGTATTCAGCTTCCACTACACAAGGCAGAAGTGCCAACAAGCAATTTCCTTAAGGCTGGCGTGAAGACTTGGGCTGACGCTGATTGCAAGTTGCTCACACAAATGCGAGTATTAGAGGACAAGGTGCGCCACCTGATGGGTGATTATGCTGGTCCAATGGTATGGCAGATGACTCGTAACGACTTCTGTAATATCTTCCTAAAGAACAAAGAGGTTCGTGAGTTCGTTTCCAATTATCGCAAGTTAAACTTCCTTGCTTCAACACAGGAAATTCCTGTTGTTGCATCGGAGTGGAATAAGGCAGTTGTAGACTTAGAGGGTGTATCTCCTATTGAACTTGTCGTTGAGCAAGAAAGTAATAAGACACACTCTAAGGAAGAGGTTGTCAAGGGTTGGAAGGACGGCACAGTTGTTCTTCGTCCAGCAGGCGACGCAGTTGAGTTTGAGCACAAAGCAATTCTTGATGAGCAGATGATTAAGAATTATGGCGCAAGTGCCATCACAACTGTCTTTGGCCGTGGAAATGACGGTTTGTCTCTCGTTGTAAATTCAACAGTAGACAATGGTCGTTTTAAGGAGTGGCACACAGACGTAATGATGTCAGCTTGCCCCGCTTTGGTAGAGTTCCCTAATCACTACATCATCGACATTAACACTGCCGACTAATAATTAGATTGAATTTGTATGGAAGCAGTATCAGAAGTAAAAAAGACCTACACGATTGAGGATTATATCCTTGCAAAGGTTAAGTTTGAAGTGCCTGTCGATGCACTATATCCAATTTTCATTGACAGGGGATTTGAAAAATCAACTCCAATCATTGATTGCGATATGGATAAAGTTCGACTTGCATACGCTGACCTTTTGAAATGGATGGTTCTTGGTCCAAGTAAGGTTAATAATACTTCTGATACTGATAATGGATGGACTCACTCGTCTGGCGGTTATCAGCTTACAAATGATGACATTAAGGAGTTGAAAAACGAAGCTAATGCCATTTACAAGGAACTGGAGCCGTCTTCTGTATTTGGAAGAAAAACTACTTTCAGAATGAATAGTGGTGGAATAAAGCCTGCCAATTTTGACTTGGTCGGCAATCCTCTTCCGCATATCATTCGTTAAGAAGTAAGATTATGAGAAAGGAAGTTATAAGCAACCCTCGTTATCCTCACACGATTAAGATTGTGCGCATCTTGGAAAAGACTGTACCTGTTGAAAATGCGAGTGAAGTTGAGGATGAGGATCCGTTTGCTTCAAATGACAATTCCAATCCTCAAACCAAGACAGAGCGAAAAGAGGTAGTTCTTTATGAGGGATGCGGACGCTCGTTCACTGACACGACAACCAATGGCATGGGTAAGGTTGATATAAACAAGAGGAAGGCTTCGATTCCTGTCAGATATGACAAATGGGAAGCTGGCAAACAGCCCCTTGATGGCGACACAATCTATGCTACCGTTGGGAACAACACCGAAAAAGGTCGTGTTCGCGATTGTGAGCCTGATAATGATAGGACCATTGTTTATTGGGAATTAGTAAGAGTTTGATGTATGGCAGTAAGCGATAATCACATAGCGGAAGCATTTAAGCAGCGTATCGTAAAGAAAATTAATAATGAAGTTTACGAAAAGATGCTGGCAAAGATGGAGCGAGCAGCAGCTAAGATTGCATCGAATGTAGGTAAATATGTCAAGTTCTATGATATTACAGGAAACTTGTTTAACTCCATAGCAGTAGGTGTATATTACAAATCAAATCTCGTAAGCATAGTGCATGCTGATGGAGGCAAAGCTCCTACAAGAGATACGCTTGCTAAAGGAGAAAAGTATAATCTCCCATATTATTATGGTGGAGCACCGTCATGTTACGTAGAAGGATCAAAGAACAGATCTTTTGTTGGTCGTGTTGGCTTTGGAGGACAAACCCCACAAACTACGGATAACCTTCTAAGATTCAGTCTTAATCCTGCTAAAAACAATTCTTGGACACTCATTGTTGCAACAGGTATTGAATACGCTTCGTATGTAGAGAAACTAAACGGTCACAGTGTGCTTATTGGTATTCGTGACTATGTTGAACGGTATTATAGAACTATGTGATATGGTAAGTTTGAAGACATTATACTACGGTATTGCAAAAGCAGTAAATGGTATCTGTGATAAGGGTTACTACCAAGATAGGCCAGCATCGGTCACAGATAGACCAGATAGCTATATAGTTGTCAGTCTTCCATCTGCGGTTTACAATAATGAACTTGGAGAACGTGGTGAATATAATGACTTTTCCACGTCCGTTGTTTTGGAGATCTATGTTAGAGACCTCGTATCGGCAAACAATCCGAACAGTATGGATATTAAGACAATGGACGAGAAAGTTAGTACTATTCTAAAACTCTTCCCTATCAACACAAAAGACTTTAAGATAAACAAACCACAGATAACCCTACAGACGAGTGATAAGTCGGGATTTCATGTAACATTCATACAAGCGCAATTAAACACAAAGTAATTTAAGTTTTACAATAAAAAGGATAACACTATGGCAATGAAAAAGAAAACCGAGTTGAAGGATATTTTCTCTGGACCTTCTTCTCTCATGTATCAAAAGGCAGCGGTAGACCTTAGTAGTGCAACTGCTATTGCTCTTGCTCCCGAGCTTGACATCCCAGTGAAGGTAGATTCGCTGAAGATTGAGCAAGGTGACCCATCGTTGACCCATTACAAGGTAATTGGTATGAATGGCGATTGGCAGTCAACCGCAGAGATTGGTGACTTCGAGATTTCATTCACCGTACCAACAAAGCACGCAGATGTTTTGAAATGGGCGCACGGAGAGGATGCTGTTAAGGATAACGTTCAGGCTTCTATTGGCAGCGTGAACTACAAAGGTCAGGCTCTTACTCCTACCAAGCACAAGATTACTGGTACGTTCGTCATCGAGGACGATACGCAAGAAAATATCATGATTCTCTCTGGTGTTGCCCTCTGGGCTAAGCCTTTGATGGACGATGGTAAGGTTTACGCTATTGGTCTTACAGGTACACTTGAGATTGGTGATAAGCCTTCTATCGCATGGTTGAAAAAGGCGTAAGATTAATCTCCATAGGTATTAATTTTTAGGATAACAACAACGCAAGGGCGGCTGGCTTTCAAAAAGAGCCGTCGCCCTTTACTAATTAAAAGAACATGGCAACAAAGAAGATAGAACAGCCAAGTGTAGAGCTTCAAGAAGTCCTTGATGATATTCTAAACGAAACTCCTACAGAATATACTTTCAGAGGTAAAAAGAGGATGCTTGGATGGCTTCATAAGGGTACAACAAGGAAGTTTACTCATATTGAATTAAAAGAGAAAAACGAGTGGAAGAAACGCATCAAGCAGTGCGCGGTTGTACAACTCAACAACGTATGGAAGATACGCTTTTTCTATTGGCTCTTGTGGCGATACTACTATTACATCATTGACCTTGACGTATGGGAGGTGTTGGGTGTTCTTAATGTTGCTAAAAAAAAAATACAATCAGCAGCATTTCAACTCACTACCATATTAGCGACCGCAATGACGGATGCGATGATGACGATGACGAAAGCGGAAGCAGAGCATATCCAAGCCGAACAAGCTGGGGAGGAGCGTATAGCTTAGCTGAGAAATTTAGCTTTCTCTTTGAACGTCGTTTCGGGATACGTGCATACGATTATTGGTGGGGCTATACGTCAGCACAAATTGACCTTATGGCAATAGATCAACCAACTATTGTCTATCCGAAGAAAAATGATGGTAAGCATGCAAGTAAATCCGAAATAGACGAACTAACAGAGGCATGGGAGAAGAAACATAAAGCTTTGCGTGTTGGAAGAGAAATCTCTCTCAACGATTATTTCAATAACGATATTAAACAAGACGATAAAGGATAATAGAGTATGGCAGACGGAAATTTAGGTAGTCTTTATATGTCGCTTGACTTGAAAGATGAAACACAGGGTAAGATCCGTAAAATAGAAGAAAAGGTTAAATCTCTTGGGGAGTCGATAGAAAGTCTACAAGCTAATATTAACAAGTCTTCAACGGAGTTGCATAAATTTGCCGAAGGTAGTGAGGCATGGAATAAGCAACGTTCCCAGATACAGGGTATGGTGAAAGAGGTTGATAATCTCGTTGCAAGACTTATAGAATCTCGTAAAGAAGCGTCATCTTTGTATCAAAAATTAGAATCGTTAGATGCAGGGAAACTTGTTACGCCTCACAAGTCATTTATCTCGACGCTTGACACCAAACCTATCGAAAAACAGATAGAAAAGTTAGAAAAGTACGAACAACTCTTGAAGCGCATTCAAGACTTGCAGGGGAAAAAGTACGAAATTAGCCTTGATGCACAGCAGGGATTAGGAGGCACACACGCATGGAACACATATCAGAAGCGTATTCAAGAGGTAGACGAACAAATCTCCAAAGTTAAGGCAAATCTTCAGGAGCTTGGCGGAGGAAACACTAACCTTAATAGCGTTCGCTCGCAGCTCGATAGCCTTTATGGGACGCTCGAAAGGTTTGATAGTGCGAATAAGAATGCAACGGTATCGATAAGAGATAACAGAAGTGAATTAGAAAAACATCGTGCTAAGCAAAAAGAAGTTGAAGCAGCATTCGCTCCTCTTTTAGCTGCACAACAAAGAGCTGCACAGCAAGAAGCAGCTAATAGAGTTAATATCGAAGCTACCAACGCGGCAAGGCAGAAACAAGTGCAGGTACTCCGAGAACAATCGGAAGCTATGATGCGTGCAAAACTTTCAGAACTCCAGTCTAATCGTAGCCAAATGGCTGGATTGTATTCTACTGGGAGAAATGTAGGTTTGAATGAAGGAGAGCTTGCAAATATTCGTCAACGTTATCAAGAAATTTCACGTGAAATACTAACAATACAAACCTTACTGCAAAATAGTAAGGGGCTTTCTTATAATGAGATGTTCTCCTTTGGTCGCAATGTAGGACCATCTGGTAGTTATGTAAAGGAAGCTGCGAACAGTATCTCCCGAGCGAAACAAGAAACAGAAAGATTAAAACAAGAAACTGAAAGTTCTGCGCGTGCCGCAAGAGATTTAGCTTCTGCCTTTCGTCAAGCACACGATGCTTCAAGTAGAACATCTGGTGTTATGAGTGATATTAAAAGCTTACTTTTGCAAGGCGGAATAGTTTATGGTGCACAACAATTTGCCAACTCTATTATCCAAACTGGTGGCGATATTGTTCAGCAACACATGGCATTACGTTCTATTATTGGTGATATTTCAAAGGCTGACACTCTGTTCTCTCAAACGCAAGAACTGGCATTGCAATCTCCTTTTAAGTTTCAAGAACTTAACAGAGATGTTAAACAATTAGCCGCTTTTGGTGTAGAAACGAATAAGTTGTATGACACAACAAAGCGTCTTGCTGATATTGCATCAGGTCTTGGCGTGTCATTTGAGCGACTTGGTCTTGCATACGGACAGGTTAAATCTCGAAGCTGGCTTGATGGAAAAGAATTGCGTCAATTTGCTTATGCCGGCTTACCAATGTTGCAAAAAATAGCCGACCTTTATAACGAAAATAAGAAAAACGGGAAATCTGATTATACAACGGCTGATGTACGTAAAATGATTTCCAAGCGTGAGGTTTCTTTCGACGATGTTGATTCTGTTATCAAGAAAATGACAGACGAAGGCGGACAGTTTTATAATATGCAGTTCGTCTTATCTGAAACATTGTTAGGACAATGGAACAAATTGATAGATGCGTGGGAAATCATGCTTGGTAAGTTTGCGGAAGGTGATAGTATTATTGGTGGTGTGTTCAAAACTGCAATAAAAGGCGCAGCAGCCTTTATTCTTCAGCTTGATAGAATAAGCCCATTGCTTTTATCTTTCGGGGCAGTTCTTGCTGGTAAGCAGCTTGTCAATTGGGGGCTAAATGCTCTTAGCTTAAACACTGACCGTATAGCTTTGCAAATGTCATCAGTGCAAGCGGCTCAACTTAAAATATATGCGAATAGTCAAATGCAGGCTGTCATGGAGGGTAAAATCACGACTGAGGTTGCCCAACAAAATATTCTACGTCAACAACAACTATTAGGTTCAAAGGCTATAAAAGAGATGGCTTATGCACAGTTGTTTGCAGAAGGGAAGATTAATGCTGCCCAAATAGCAGGATTGATGCGTAGAGGTGAGGTTAGTAGCTCACTTGTTGTTCAACTTCGACAGATGCAACTCATTTCAGCAGAGCAGGAGAAACTCATTCTTTTAGCAGGACAAGAGGGCAATACAAGAAAGGGTAATCTTGCTATGATGCGTTTGTCAACATCTGGAATAAGAAGTGGACTTGGAGGACTTATGTCTACTGGAAATATTGCAATGATGGGGGCTGCTGTTGGCTTGGCTCTATGGATGGGGTATAGCCAATGGAATAGCCGAATAGAACAACAGATGGAGGCTACTGTTCAGCATGCAAGGCAACAGATAGAAATATATTCTAAAGGTATAGAAACAGCAAGTAGCAGTGGCGTAACAGAAGAGTCTGTGCGAAATATGCAAGACGTTGTCGAGAATAGCGATTTGTACTCTAAGTCAATGAAAGAGCAAATTGACCATGCAAAGACATTGCAAGAGAAGTATGACGTTCTGCTTAATATCATAAAGCAGATGGGAGAGCAGTCAAAGGCAATGATTCGATATTCGCAAGAGTCATCCGAAATGATTAAAGCCACGTCTGTTTCTGCTACCTCACAGAACTTTAATCCAATGATGGGACTTGGTCTTGGTTTCGCTACTGACTACGCTTGGGATTTCTTATTTAATGATGATATTGAAAAAAACATCACAGATTACGAACGGTCTCAGGGTTTGTTCCAAAACATAGGTGGAGAACTTGAAGCGTACAAGCGTCAGATTATTGGGGCTATGAACGAGATAAAAGAAAGCTACACTGATGTTTACGAGGAAATCCAAGGAAAACCATTTGAGGAACAATTACGTATTCTTTCTGAATCAGGTGCATGGGGAGAGATTAAAAGGAGAATATCACAGAGCGATACGTCTTTTAGTGGTCTTGCAGATACATATCAATCACGCTCTAAGGATGTAACAGACGATTGGAATGAGATTGTCAACGATGATATTCCAAGAATGTTCGCTAAGGCAGCCTATGAGCGAGGAATGGACTTAGAAGATTATAAAAATTACTGTAAACGTAATCCAGAGTATACCCAAGACATGATACGCTCAATTGTTCATCAGTTGAAAAATGGTTCTGCTGAAACAAAGGGCAAGTTGTCAGAGGCACTTATAGAGTTTTTTGGGCTTGCGAAAGAATATGCTGATAGGGTTCGAGTTGCCGTTGCGTCAGACGTAGGAGAAGAAAAGCCATTAACACCATACGACAAGCAGACAGATATTGGTAAACGCTTGATGCGTAACATCGTAGATAAGTATGGAAACGGTGTTATTACTACCGCTGAACTTAATACAGTAGCTGGGGAAGAAGATGATTGGGAAAAAGTAGCTTCTAATATAAAAAAACAATATAGCTCCAAAAGAGAGTCGTACCTTGCAGCTGTCGCAGGACACGCATCCAGTTCAGAACTTGCTCCTTTGTACAAAGAACAAGAAAGGTGGCGTAAGGTTGCGTTGGCAAATGGTATCACTCCAGAATCTAAATCAGACAGGAAAGCTGAGATTGCAAAGAAAAAAGCTGAGGCAGCAAAGAGAAAAGCTGAGGCGGCTGCAGAAAAAGCAAGGAGAGCTGAGGAACGTCGTCAGCGTGAAATACTCCGTAGCTGGCAAAACCGCAAGAAATTGCTTGAGGAATATTACGAAACGTGGGAAAAGTGGCGTAAGATAGAGGGTAGAGAGGACGCAAAGACACGTCTTCGCAACGATAAAAATTTTAAGTCCATAAGTTCGACTTTTAAGAATCCAGAGAATTTAGCAGAAAACTTAGAAAGACTCGTTAATGGGTATTCAAAACTTGCTAAGATTGAGGATCAAAGGAATTTCCTTGCGGAAACGAGAGCCGAAGCGTCAAAAAAAGAAGCAGATATTGAGCTCAAAAACGCTTCCGACAGAGTTGAAATGCTTAACGAGCAACTTGACCTCTTGTCAAAGCAGTATGACTTGTATCAAAAGCTATCGAAGGTTACATCAAGTTCCGTTGCTGCGGAGTTCTCATTCGGGTCCTATGGTGTGTATCGAAAGGATAAGGGGAGTTATTATGGATATTTACGTGATAAACTGAACTATCTTCAAGGAAACAAACTCTCTCCCAAGGGCTTTGTTAATAACGAAATGCCTGTTTCGGAGAGGAACAAGAAGAGCCTTGAAGAAGTTCGTGTAACCGCAGGTGTCAAAAAGGTTAATTTTGGACCAGACGGTTTGGAGGGAGTTCTGAAACTCACCGATAATCAGATTAAGGATAGATTTGGTCAAGAGTTATCTAAAATCCTTATTGACTTCAAAAAGGAAACAGATAAGCTTGACGAGAAGATTGCAGACTCCCTTGTACACGGCTTTGAGTATTTGCAAAACTATCAGGCAGAGATTGATTCCATTAATCAGTCGTATGACGAACAAATAGAACGTCTTGAAAAGCGTAATCAACTCGAAAAGGACAACGCTAAGTACATCTCTGACGAAGCTTTGCGAAAGGGTAGGATTCTACTTGAACAACAAAGAGATAGGGATGTAAGTAATGTCAATCTCGAAGCCGCAAAACGCTCTGCGTCATATTACAATTTCTTTGGGGCAATAACAACGCTAAGCACGGACGAAGCAGAGAAATATGGTGCTACGATTAGGGATATTGTAAACAAGGCGTTCCAGAATGGTGCTATTGATGCTCGTGAGTACACAAAGCAAATGAAGCAGATTAATGACCAAATGGAGAAGCTCAATAATCGTCAGTCTGACTTCATAACCTATCTACAGGGTGGCCTTGATGCCGTTATACAAAAATATAAGGAGCAAGGCGATGAAATGCAAAATAGGTCCTCAAACGATTACGAGCAAGCAAGCAAGTATTTTCAGAACGCAAAGCTAAATGGTGACACTTCTGGAATGCAAATAGCGCAAAATCAGATGGGCAATGCCAAAATCATGGGTCAACAAGGCGAAGCAATGTCTAAGATGGCTGGCGGAATGAAAGGCACTGTTAGCATGATAGATGCTATCGTCAACGGTATAAATAACGCCGTGCAGAGCATGAAGAAATTTGTTGACCAGTTAGCAGAGGACTTTGATACGCTTGGTAAGGGTGGCGATGGTATTCGTGACAGTAAAGGTTATCAGTTCGTTAGTGGGTTCAGTGAAGCTTCGCAAGGTGCAGCAGACGGGTGGAACTCTCTCAAAAGCGGAAACGTTATGGGGGCGGTTACTGGAGTGTATCGTTCTTTTGCTGGTTGGTTCACGGGAACAGCACGTGCAAGAGATGCAAAACTCGACCGTCAAATACAGCTTGCAGAAAGACAATTAAAGGCTCTTGGAAACCTCCAAAGCTCTATTGAGCGGAATTTAAAGAAAACACTCGGTGGCGTTTACGGATACAAGGCCGATCCGGATGATGTCAAGAAGCTCAAAGAGGGTCTTGATAACTACTCCATGGCAAAAAGAGGTATTGAGTACGGACATGACACTCGTCTTGCAAGCAAGGCAATTGGCACTGGCGCAGGTATTGCTGTAGGTGCTGGCTCTGCCGCTTTATCAGGGGCGTTGTTAGGTTCTGCCGTTGGTCCAATTGGAGCTGCGGTCGGTGCCGTTGCGGGTGCTATCGTTGGTTTTATAGTCGGAGGTCTTTTTGGACACAAGAAGAAGAAGCATACTACTGTTTATAGAGAAGAAACAAACGCCGCTATGGAAAAAGCGTATCGCACGCAAACTTACTACGACCAACAGTTTGCAGTAATGAATATGCAACTTGATCAAACCAATGCAAAGATAGAAAGTGAGAAGAAAAAGAAGAAATCAGACGAAGGGAAGATTAACGACTACGAAAGCCAAGTAGCAGAATTAAATTCTAACATCGCAACCTTTGCAATGGATATGGCAAAAAGTATCTATGATATTGATTTGAAATCATGGGCAAAGGAACTTACAAACGCTATCGTTGAAGCATGGAGCAAGGGTGAGGATGCAGCAAAAGCGTATCATGATAAGGTGAGAGATTTAATGAAAAATCTTACGACAAATATACTGACAACGAAAGTGATGGAGGCTGCACTAAGCAAGACACAAGAACTCATAAAGAAAAAGATGGTAGACAAAAGTGGTTTACTCGATGAAAGCGATATATTAGACCTTGCGGACATTATTGAAAAGGATGGTAAATCTGCGATTGAGAATATTACCAAAGTCTTTGAGGTGTTGAAATCAAAGGGGATGGACTTAACTCAAAATGGTTCAAGTTCTGTGGGTAATGGCATTAAGTCTATTACAGAGGAGACTGCCGACATACTCGCCTCATATATTAATGCTATAAGGCTTGATGTGTCGGTGGATAGAGTGAATATACAAAGGATTGCCGATGCAATGGCTTCAATGCCACAAATGAGCGATATTGCAAATTCGCAACTTGCCGAGTTAAGGATTATCTCTATTAACACGCAAAAAAACGCTGAAAACACAGAGCGTATTTTGTCCTTATTCAGGGACATAACAACTCCGGGTTTAAAGAAAGTAAATATTCATTAATAGTATTGGTTATGTTTAGAAGGAAAAACAAGTTGTCATGTGAGTTGAAAGACGAGGGTCGTCAGCTGGGCATGTGTGATGATATTTATAACATTTGGAGTGGGTACGAGTCGGTTGACGACTTGTGCCAACTCTATGCCGACAACATGGAGTTTATTATAAATCACCCAAATTGGAGATTGAATAAAACATTAAAAAAGTATGCAAGCGAAGAGATATTACACCGACACGGAATCTACATTGACGAGAAGTCTACATTGAAAAATGTTGGCGATATGATTATCAATGGAAAATCAGATATATCACTTGAAATCAGCGATGGGAGTGCGGTTGAGATTTATGTACGTGAAGATAGTAAGCTTAATGTCAAGCTAAGCAATGGTTCTGCCGCCTACATCAACGTGTATGACAATGCAGTCCTTGTTGTTAAGTCAGAAGGTCAATCAAAGTGTTTCGTATACAAGTATGGCGGAACAGTAATACCTTCGGAGGGCAATATTACAATCAGAGGTAGAGATAAACATTAAAACAAAAGGAGAGGACATGTTCTACACGTGCCCTCTCCTTTTTATACTTGTTGCTAAGTTAATTTCTTCTGTATCTATATTCTGGTGTACCTGTAAGTCCTCTCTCGTAATCATATAGGTAGAGTTTTCCATCACTTTTTATGTCACAAACGTATTTATTATTGTCATATTCCAATAGGACGATACCCCTTTTGTAAATATATTGATAATCATCCAATGATGGTTTGTACGTAAAAGTAGTGTAGTCTTTGTCTATTGTAATTGTATAAGGTAGGGTGTATCCTTCGTTGTTATTAACGGAGTTATTGGAGAAGGATAATTTGTAGTCCTTATCATTGCTCCAATATGCCTCTTCTGCATCGTTCCATCCGATTTTTATGTACGGATTAGTACTTTGTCCTCTGTAATATGATTCCAATATCCAATTCCCGATGATTTGGGATTTGACTCTATTATAGGAAGCCACGAGGAGTTCACTTTCTCTATTGCTATCATCATCGTTGTCTGATGAGCATGAAGTGAATACTGTTGCCATTGATAGTATGGCAAGAAATAAAAATAAATACTTTCTCATACTTTACAGTTTTTAGTCTTATGTTAATATCTGCACAAAGATAACGATAATCTGTCACCTTTGCAAACGTTTATTAGGTAGTTTTGTGAATTACATTGATTTTTCTACATCTACCACTCAATAACCGAATATTTATTCACTAATTATTGTATATTTATGTGGTATTTTGTATATTTGCACAATAAGTTTGTAAATATATGAATTACGATAAAGTATATATTCAGAAAACGAAAGAGGGGGCGGTTGTGAAAGAAACAGTTGCCGACTTTGATATTTACTGTGCGGATATTCCTTTTAAGCTGCTTGTGGAAGCGAAAGATCTCTCCAAGCAAGACTGGAATGATGAGCATGGAGATGACGAATATATACCTATTGGTGGACTAAAACTTAAAGCCTATACAATGGATGTTAAATTTTGTTGTAAGGGCGACAAGTATTCTGCAAATGCGAAAGTACAAAAATTTCTAAAGTACTTGTTAGGGCTTGATGGAACAGGTGCGGAAATGATGATGTATTGCACTTGGACGCAGATAGGCCGTGCAGGGATTCGATTTGACAAATTAAACGATAAAGCTGAACTTGTAAGAGATTCGGATGGTGATACACTCGTTTTTACAATAACTTTCAAGGTGAACGATCCTTTAAGCGACGTGTCGCCTTCTTACGATGCTAATAACGCGGTAATAGGGTTAAGAAAAAATTAAAAGATATGGGAGAGTGGCTGATACGACATATAGATGGTAGTGTCTTAAAAGACGAGGCTAATAATGATATTACCACAAGGAGTATAGAGTATAATGGCTCATGGATGGGTGAATGTTATGTAACGATAACATTAAAGAGTGCATCTCCTATTCTTTTTAAGATAGGCGATTATTTGACGTATCGTGGGGAAATCTTTGAGATAAATTACGACCCAAGTATTATAAAGCAATCACGACGCAACGAGTATGGTGAATCTTTTGTTTACGAAAATGTTAAATTCAACGCAAAACAGGATGAGTTAGCGAGAACGGAGTTTTTAGACATAGTATTACATGATAATCAGCTTCATTATACATCGTTAGCCAAATTTGCCTTTTACGTCTCTTCTCTTGATGATTTACTTGATAGAATACAAGCTAATCTTAACGAGCAATGGGGAGATGGCGAATGGAAATTATATAGCAGAAACAGATTGCGTTCTGGGCAGAGAGGATGTGACTTATCTGTTTGGGACAAAACATACGGCAATGAGATTACTGATAATGTTATAGACTCAACGTCTATCACGGCAGATAGCCTAAGCTGCTGGAGTGCTCTTGCGCTGGTGAATAGTCAGTTTGACGTGAATTTTATCACACGAGGAAGAAATGTGTTTGTAGGGACGGCAGGGTTGCCTACGTCTCACATATTTGAATACGGGAAAGGGTGTGGACTACGCAGAATAGAGAAAAATGCGGATAGCGAACAAGCTATTACGACTCGGTTGCGTGCTTATGGTTCAACTAAGAATATTCCTAACAGGTACTATGCTACGTTAAACTTGCAAGTCTATGGAACTATTACAAAGATAAAGACAAAACAGACGGGACTGTATAATAATACAGAGTTTGAGCTGGACCTACCTTTCAAAGATTATTATTTCTTTAACGAACTCACGGCGTACAGTTCGAGCACTAATAGAATCTATTATGCTAAAATAAAGATAGGGGATAAGATTGTTAACGCACGTATGTTCAATAACAATGGGAAAACTCAAATATATTCCGAATACGTGCCAAACTCTACGGATCCGGATGATAATACGGATAAGACCGCAATGCAACAGTTTATCAACTCTGTTGTTGTCGGTGCTAAGGTGTATTTTTTATCTGGAGTAAAGAAAGAGAGTTTCCCCGTGACGAGCAAAGATTACGCCACCGATAATCTGCCCAACAACATGGCGATTGACCGCCTTATGTTGCCCGGGTTTCCAAATAAGTCCTTAAAACAATGGTGGAGTGAACAAAGTGAAGAAACAAAAAAGAGAATCTACCAAGGGGATAAATCTCACCTTTTCTCTGAAAACAAATACCGCCCTTTTATAGATTCCACTAACGTTAGCACAATAGGAGTTCGTCCAAACTCTGTCTATTTCGACACCAAGGACATTCAGAAAGGTATTGAGGAAATATATCCAACAATCGAAAAGGTTGAAATCAACGGCGTAAGGATTGACGAAGTTCTCTCCGCTAAGCAAATTGAGGACAATGGCGTTTTCAAGGATGGAGCAACAATACCAAACTTTAGTATATTCCTTAAAAAGGAGATAAATTTCGACATCAACGACCTTCTGAAAAACTCCACGGAGCAACCATATATCTGTATGAAAAACGGTATGTGTGGGGGGCGTCAGTTTAAGATTGCATCGGCGAGGAAGCACGATGATAATACTTGGGAGTTAACTTGCGAAAGGGTGTTGGATGATAGCCTTAGCCTGTATTTCCCTTATAACGATTACCAAATTAAGCCAAATGATAGGTTTGTACTGATTGGTATTCCTTTGCCTGATTCTTATGTGGAAGCGGCTTCGATTCGATTGTTGAAATATGCTCTTGCGTTTCTCGATAAGAACGATTATACTCGTTATGTCTATTCTCCTAAGATTGATGAGCTATATATGCAGCGTCAGCATGACAAAGCGATCTCTGATCAAACGGGCTCTATATCATCTCTCCACGACACTATAAAAGAGGGAGACATATTGCAGTTTGAAGATGCCGACCTACATATTGAAGGCAAGATTTCTATTGATCAGTTAACAATTAGAGAGGAAGATGGGAAGATACCAACCTATGAGGTAACTCTCCGTGAAGACAAATCGGTAGGTACGATACAAAAGCTACAAGAGAAAATAAATTCTCTTGAAAGTGGCAATGGAGGGACTGTTGCTGAAAATAGAGGAAATAATCTTACTGTTCCACAAATACAACGACTTATAGAAAGTTATGGTGGTCAAAAATTTCTTGATAAATTAAAGCCCGACACAGCTCAAGAGGTTATTACATTCTTAAAGGGTATCGAGTTTGGCGATGATTTCGTAAAGGATAACTCAGGTGCTGGCATTTATAAGGATGACAATGGGCAGTGGCACGTTGATACCGACTATATTCACGCACGAAAGAAACTGACGGCAGAGGAGGTGGAGGTGATGAAAACATCTCACATTAAGGGTAAGGTCGTCAACTCTGCTGGTGGCTTTGTTGTCTCACGAATAGAGAAGATTAATGGTGCTTGGCGGTGTTACTTTGTTCAACAGAATAGTGATGGGCGAAGAGTTTACAACTCTATGCGTAAGAATGACCTCGCTCTGTGCGAGACATTCAACTTGATAGATGCTGGCGGTCAGCTGTCTAACCACTACTGGCATAGGCGTGTCAGCGATGTCGGTACTGATTACGTAGACATTGCAGATAACACGAATGCGGATGACTATGCGAGTGGTAGCGATGTTCCTCAAGTGGGTGACGAGGTTGTGCAGTTAGGTAACCTCACTGATGAAGCTCGTCAGAGTGCTATTATTCAATCAGCAGCTGGTGAGGGTAGTCCGTACTTTAAGATTATAAAGGGTATCAATAGCTTTACCCTTCCTCATCCTATCTTTCTCTTCGACAAACAGAAGTTCGAGATACGTGTCGAGAATCCTGCTGAACGTGGCAAATATATCTCCTTGCAAGATTTCTTAGATTCCATGCAGGGACGTATCAATGCTGTTCAGCAGCAATCAGATAAACAGCTTGTGATTTGGTTTGGTGACGTGGTACCAACACTCACCACCGAACCTGCTAACGAATGGGCGGACGATGCTACGAAGGAATTGCATGAGCATGACATCTACTACAATCGCTCATACGTAGAGACTGGTGGTGGTCGTGCTTATTCATTCGAGCGAAACCCTGATGGGTCTTTCTCTTGGCACGAGATTACAGATGCTGATGTTCTTAAGTCGCTTGAAGCTGCTAAGCACGCACAGGACACAGCAGATGGTAAGCGTAGGATGTTCGTGCAAGAGCAGCCTGTACCTCCGTATGATAAGGGCGACCAATGGAGTAATGCTACTTATAAAGATAAGTACCGCAACGACTTGCTCGTATGTGTTTGTCCGAAAGCTGCAGGCGAAGAGTTCAGTATCGAGGATTGGCAATCAGCACAAGAGTTTACATCCAATAAGTTCAAGGCGGAGATGAAAACAACCGCTGATAATATCACAGCGACCGTTACCAACCTTAAGAATGGACTTGAGACGGTTGGTATGCACTTGGATGGTAAGAATAGCACTTTTGATATTATTGCAGACCGTTTCAAGGTAAGAACAACAACTGGCAATGTTCCTTTCTTTACTGATGGTGAAAAGCTTAATGCATCTTTTATCGACGCTAAGAAGATTGTTACGAAAGGATTGCAGGCTGGAGATATTGACGCTAATAATGCCACGATAAAGAACCTTGTTGTAGAAGGGGATAGTACCTTTAATGGAACGATAAAGACAGAAGATGGTACTATTGCTGGATGGAAGATTAAACATGGATCGATAGGGTATGGAGCGGATTTTGACGGATTGTCTCTTCTTGATACATGTTTGATTTATAATTACAGAAACAGAAAAAGACAAGTAATAGTTGGAGAAGACCCAAAAACTAAAATATCGTATGGTGCTGACACTATGCTTGCATTAAGAAACGACACACGTGCGTCGGCGAGGAATATAGGAGTATTTATTGATGTTGCCCCTGATAAAGATTTCGTTTTCAGGGATAACTTCGCTATACTCGCATTGCGTGGTACTTATGCTGGATTTAGACGCAAGCTGGAGGTCGTAAGTGATGACTACACAATAAAGAAAGAAGACTCTTCTATTCTTTTTACAGGCAGAGTCAAAAAGCTTTTTACCTTGCCATCTGACCCCGAAGATGGCGAGGAATTTACGATTTATTCTGCTTATGGTCAAGACATAGACTTAACAACTAATGATGGAACGTCTATAGAAGGTGATGCCACTGCTCCAAGAATCAGGGAGAGCGGACATGTGTCAGAATTAAGGTGCACGTATCGTATAGTCTTTTCGATGACTCGTAAGACGTGGTTCGTCTTTGTACAATAGTCATTAATGATAACTTAATAGTGTTCAATTATTAATTAAAATAAAAGGATAACAAAATGAAAAAAGCATTAGATTGTATTTACAGGATTTTCGGAAGGCTCGCTGCTATCGGTAGCGACAAGTACTTACACCTCATTGCAGGTCTTATCGTAGCATTCGTGCTTGGCAGGCTGTTGGCAAACGTTGAAGCGTGGGCGTTTCCTGCAATTACGGGTGTCTTGCTACTGATGGTAGCGAAGGAGTGTGTTGATTATTACATCCGCAAGGAGCAGTTCGACTTGAAGGACGTAGCTGCTGGTCTGGTGGGTGCTGTTGTCGGAGTAATACTTTGTTTAGTATGAATTACCTTGAACAATTCAAATACGTAATGTGTAGCGTAATCAGCGGAATGCTGAGTTTGTTTTTCCCGATACGTGATTTCATGTATGCAATGTTGATTGTGTTCGGTGTCAACTATATCTTTGGATTGGTTGCAGGACTGAAACACGGTGAGGAGTGGAATCTGAAAAAGTCAATGGTGTTCTTCTACCATTGTTGTTTATTCTTTGTAATGTCAGCTTCTATCTTCATTACAGGCTATTTTCTTCACGCTGGAGAAGAGACGCTCGGAGTTGTCAAGGCGTTATGCGGTGTGGCTATCTGGTTTTACTCCACGAATATTGTCCGAAATTGGAGGATGATGCTCATTGAGAATACTACGATGTGGAAAGTAGCCGGCTTTGTATATTACGTTCTGACACTGAAAGCGATAGACAAAGTGCCGTTCCTTAGCGAGTATCTTAAGAGTTCGCACGTGAATGTAGATGATGATAAACCAAAATTTGATTAGTTATGGCAAATTTCTCAGTAGCGGAGCTGGTTCAATCCAGCACCGCTGAACAATTAAAGATAAACAATAACCCTCCTACTATTGTGATGGTTCACCTAACGGAGACTATTACGCTCTTAGAGTGTATCCGTGCAGAGTGGGCAGAATATTGCGAGCGTCACGACCTCGGTACTCCTGCTATCCGCATCACAAGCGGTTATCGCTCACCAGAGTTGAACAAGGCGGTAGGCGGAGTGAAAAACTCTGCTCATGTCGTTGGCTATGCAGCTGACTTGCAACCTGTCAATGGTAAGCAGGCTGAGTTTGAACGCTTCTTTGCGACAGAGTTCTCTCGGATGGGGTATGCTTACGACCAAATCATCATCGAGAGTTCTAAATCCGCACGCTGGGTGCATGTAGGCTATAAGCGTGCTGATGGAAAGCAAAGAAGGCAATGTTTCGCATTAAAAGTATAATAGTATGGAAGATAAGGATATTAAGTACTACGTGTACACGATGTTAATCATCATTGGTTTACTTGCTCTTACGTCACTCTGCTTCACAAGCTGCTCGCATAGAGTGTATGTACCTGTGCAGTCTATCCGCACAGACACTATCTACATGTCAAGGAAAGACAGCGTACATATCAAGGACAGCCTTATCACTCGGCAGGTGATAACCACCCGTGATAGTGTCGCTATTCATGACAGCGTGGTAATCGTCAAGGACGAGCAAGGCAACATCAAGGAGAAATTGATAGTTCGTTATCGTGACCGCTGGCATGCTACACAGGATAATCTAACGCTTCAAAGATTGATTGACAGGTATAAGGTGAGCAATGACAGCTTGCGTGCAACTATGAAGGAACACATCGAGGTCCCTAAGGTAGTTGAGCGAGAGTTAAGCAGGTGGCAGAAAATCAAGATGGATGTTGGCGGATGGGCAATAGGCGCACTCTCTGCAACTATGTTAGCTTCTATTGCTTATATCATTATTTGGCTTCTGAAAAAGTATAGGCGGATTTAATGAAGCACATCAAGGTATATATCACAGAAAGTCGCACAAAGGATAATCGCTTCGTACAGGCCTCTGTTCGTGGCATCGAAGACAATACGGGTGAGAGTTTCAAGAGTTCTCACCCTAAACTCCTTCAAGACATCATTTGTCATGCGCTATCTCTTGCGCACGGTGTCGAGATAGAAGGCAATAACGGTTTTACTTACATATTCCCATTCAAACTATCATAACATGGCGATAGAGAAGTTATACTTAGAGCATAAACAGACAGGCGGACGACTGACCGCTGATGAGTTTAACAAGTTGCCTGAAAAGGTCAACGAGTTAATCGACGCACAGAACTCTGAGGAGGAACGTGTGAAGAGGACGATTGCAAAGAACCGTCCTACGCTTGGGCAGCTCTCAAACGTAAATAGCGAAACGGACGAACTCACGTCTGAAACGTGTGTACTCGTGTGGAATGGTGATCAGTGGGTCCCTATGAAGCTGTCTGAACTCCCTATTGGGCAAGGTGGCGGTGGCGGTCAGCAGACTATTCTCTATTATCTCCGAGCCGTCAATCAGTCGCCATCTACCACGCTCTCTGCCTCTAAGTCAGCAGGCGAGTGTGCAATTCGATTTATGTTCGTATCTCGCACTAAGGACGTCGGACAGAGTGATTTTATCGACACAGGAGAATGGGGTACTTACGAAATCTTCGCTAAGGCTGGCGATGGTACATTCGTAAGTAAGGCACGTGGTCGCTGTCAGTCGAATACGATTACCACTGTTGATGTGTTCAAGTTCTTAGAGAGCGGTCAAAACAATATCATGGTAAAGATTACAGGTGAGGTGACGGGGCAAACCTCTCCTGCGTTAGTATATTCAATCACGTTGTCTGCGCTCTTCCTTTCTATCTCCGAGTTTAATTGGTGGAAAGCCTACCAGGGCGATATTGTGCTTCCGTGCTACATCAGCGGTAATATCTCTAAGACGCTGCACGTGAAGATTACAGGTGAAGGTTACGAGCAGACGTATGAGCGTCAGTTTGGTACGGCTACTTACACATCTTCGCCAGTGGCTTATACCGTTCCATTCACGAACAAGACAGGTCTTTTCCATTTGTCTGCTTGGCTATCGAATGAAGACAACACTGTTCAGACTACTCCAGTAGGCTACGACTTTATGGCGGTAGCTAATAACGAAGCTGTGAAGATGGTTGTCGTGAACAACAAGGCGGAGAAGCTGCTTAACTGGTATGAAAACAAGGTATTGGAATATGCTGTATATGACGGCAAGGCTGTTACGACACCACTATCAATCTTGATGAAGAAGGATAACGAGGTCCTTCAAGAGAATGTATCTGAGAATACGCTGACACAGACAAAGATGCAATACACGCTTTCGCTTGAGGTCGAGACAATCGACAACTCTGACTTTACAGCGTTAATCGGTTTCAGAACTCACCCAACAGACGAGGTGCGTCTCCGTGACGCTATCCCATTCCCAGTGGATAACTCACAAGGTTACTCTGCAACAGCAGGTGCGGTGTTCTATCTGAATGCAAAGAACAGAAACAACACCGATACCGATCGCAATGTCCTCCGCAATCTCATCAACTCCGAGCATATCGGTGCTGAATGGCAGAACGTAGCCTTCTCACGTGACGGCTGGGTGACAGACGACGAGGGCGCACGCACATTGCGCTTGCTCGCTGGCTCTCGATTGACGATTGATTACAAGCCGTTCGCTAAGGAGGCAGCACAGAGTGGAAAAACCATTGAGATAGACTATCAGATTAATAACACTTCTGATTACGATGCAGAGTGTATCTCTATCGCTATGCCTTATCAGAAGGGTTATATTGGATTAAAGGTGAAGCCTTCTTCTATTATGTTCGCCACACGAAGCGAGCGTAATGCTGATGTGCAGGCTATGAGTACTGACGATGGTGTGCGCATTCGCCTGGCACTCGTAATTAGTCCTAAGAAGTACACCTACGTCTTGAATGGCAACACGTATTACCTTAATCTCGTTTATCTCTACATTGACGGTGTCGAAGCTCGTAAGTTTGCTTACCTGCTTACAGACTCTATGCAGATAGGTTCAGGAGGCGGTATAGTCATTGGTTCTGATAAGGCTGATGTCGATTTGTATTCTATTCGTGTGTATGACAGCGCAATGGATGCCGCTAACGTGCATCAGGATTATATCAATGCGCTTGCAACTGTTGGCGAAAAGAGTGCAGAGAAATTAGATAACGACATCTATGATACGCTCGGCACTACGGTCGACTTTGACAAGGTGCGTGGCAAAGTGAATGTATTTACTTTCGATAAGCCATTGCCGGCTTATGAATACGGCAAATCATATCGTCCAAAAGGCACGTTGGAAATCTATCCGAAAGATGGAAATACCAACCTTAACCGCCTGACGATTACCAATCTTCAACTGCAAGGTCAGGGTACATCTTCTATGCTTTATTACCTATGGAACTGGAAGGCAAAGGTAGCTAAAGATACTACTATCGTATATGAGGACGGACTAACGGAACAGAAGAAATTTGAGCTGTTCAAAAACCTGCCTAAAATCTCTAAGCTGACAGGAAAGAAGAATATAGCGTCTTCAATGCAATACCACAAGATGGGCTCTGTAAATTCATTTACCGACCTATGGAAAGCGGTAGGCTTAACTAACGAGGGTATCGAACAGAACAGCGAAGCAAGAGTATCTATTTATCAAGAGACATTCGTGGGCTTCGAGAAACAGACAGCAGAGGACGGAACTGTAACGTACAAGTTTGTCGGTCTGTTTACGATTGGACCAGACAAAGGTGATGCTGCAACCTTCGGTTACGATAAAGACCTTTTCCCTGACCTCTTGTCAATCGAAGGCTCTGATAACTCTCCACGCCTTACCTTGTATCAAGTACCTTGGGACAAGCGAAGAATCCGCTACAACACGGAGGAGGAAGCATTTCAGTACCAAGTATCAGAATCCTCTTGGGAAAATTGCTGGGACTTAGACTATGCCGACCTCCCTGCGGATGATAAGACTACAGCAGACAATGAGACACGACAGCGTGCAGAGCAACTCGTTGAGTCGTATATCACGGCTTACAATATTGTATATTCGTGTAATACATTTATTGAGCCTTTCAATGGTACACTTGAAGAACTGAACGCTGACCCACATTCAACACATATAGAGTATTGGATAGCAAAGGATGGTGATCCAAACCAATACAACCTATACTATTACGATAGCTTGTATAAGAAGTTCTGCCCATCGACGCTTGATAGTGGTGTGTCAGTGGTGAATCTCCGCCAGCAGTTGGTCGGTGATAAGTACGGATTGACAGAATCTGTGTTCAACTCGATTAGTGACGCAGCCCAGCTCAATGAGTTATTCAAGTCCGCACGTATTCAGAAGTTCCGTGCCGAGCAGTCACAGTACTGGGATATCATGGACCTACTTTATCATCAACTATATGTTGAAGCGGTGGCAGCGACCGACAACTGCGCAAAGAACATATATCCGTATAATTTCAATGCAGAACAAAATGGCTAATAGTAAGTGGAAATTCAGACAGGATGACCTTGATACAATCTTAACGGTCATCAACCAAGGCTTAATGAAAAAGCCTTACCATGTAGAGTATCACGATACATACGATGACGGCACACCTGTCTGGAATGGAGAAAAGTCCGTGTTGTGGAACTTAATGGAGCAGGCATACCCAGAGGAACGTGCGCAGATGATGCGTCGTATGCTTGCGAAAATGGAAGAACTGGGCGGATTGCAGAAAGGCACGCACCAGCAGAAACTCTTTGCATACTTTGAGAAGTATTACTTCTCAGTAATTGATAACTTCTCATCAATGCTCTACAATGAGGATGGCAAGATGTATGAGAAGATGAAACTCGCAATGCTTCAAGGTAAATATACGAACGATACCGACCCGCTGGGTCAGTCGCTCGGTGATGGAAAGTCTCCTGAAGTAGCGTGGGTAAAGAAACGCATCCAATACCTTATGTCTAAGTATTCCTTTGGTGACTACGACGCAAAGACGGCTGAAGGTGCGATTACTGTGCGTACCTCTGCACAGGCTGATGCAACAACGAACTCAATCGTTTTGCGATTAACGCCTGCAATGAAATTATATCCAACCATTGCGTATGGTACCACAATTATGCGTGGTGCTCGCACTGATGCAGGTAAGCCTTGCGAGATAGTTGTCGATATCAACGGCACGTCCGACCAGCAGCTATCTGTCAAGTCAGCTGACTACCTGCTCGACATTGGTGATTGGAGTTCGTATGTAATTAATGGTGCGCTGTCAATCATTGGTAAGCGACTCAAGCGATTGAAACTCGGTGATGAGAACGAACAGAAGGTGAAGATACTTATCGCTTCTCTTACATTGGGTAATACTACATCCTTAGAGGAGATTGATGTTCAGAATATATCTACGCTTGGAGGCTCGCTCGATATGCGTGCTAACTACCGATTGCGTAAGTTCCTCGCTGGTGGTTCATCGCTCACCGAAGCACACTTTGCTGATGGTGGTGCACTCGAAGAAGTCGACTATCCTGCTTCCACATCATACGTGGAATTAAAGAATCTCGACAAGCTCACCAATGAGAAATGTAACACCGAAGGTTGCGCTCCTAACGTTATGAGTTACTTTGTAAGTGGCTGTGATAACCTCCAACCTGTCAAGAAACTCATCGACATCATGGATGCGCAGGTAGGACAAGTGCCTCACTCCCTGCGTTACGTGCGCTGTGTTGGCTTCAACGAGACCTTCACGGACGGAAGAACATTCGATAAGCTTTCCCAGCTTGTAGACGGTACTTACCAAGGCATCGACGCAGAGGGTCAGTACGGCAACGACCCTTACCCTGTTCTCGACGGCACTATCAACCTCTCCACAGGTGCATACCGTGACACCTATGATGCTTTGATGATCCACTATCCTAAGCTCAAGCTGAACATCGCTAAGTGGTGGATTCGCTTCGAGGACCCAGAGGTGAAGCGTATCTGCGTGGAAAACTGGGATAAAGACGGTGATGGTGAGCTCTCTATGGAGGAAGCAGCTGCTGTTAGTTCCATCGGGACTATATTTAGCGATAACATGAAGATTAGAGATTTCTCCTCATTCAGATACTTCACAAAGGTAAGTATAAATGAAAATGGCTCTTTTGATGGATGTAAGAATCTTGAAAAAATAGTAATGCCAAAAGACAGTATGCTACAACATACGATGTTCTCTAATTGTGTTCGTCTGAAAGAAATAGTATTCCCTGTCAATATGAAGCCCTCACCAGTCTTATACAGGACATTTTCTGATTGTATCGCTCTTAAAGTTCTTGATTTTCCTGAAACATATACAGGTGTCATAGAATCATCTACGTTTACAAATGTAACTGCGATACTTATTTTTCGATCTAAAAAGGTTGTTGAGTTTAGGAAATATTATGGGTGGAATTTATACTACAATGGTAACGCTATCTATGTCCCTGATGATTTGGTAGAACAATATAAACATGCCTATGGTTGGAAAGACAAAGCAGAACTCATCAAGCCTTTAAGCGAGTATCACCCTTGATACTCGCTGAGAGGATGCAATCGAGACAGATAAGGAAATTCTTTCCAATGTTTGCAATATTTGAAAGAATTTGCATAAATTCGTTGAATAAATATTTCCTTTTCTCTTGCATTTTTCACAATAATTCGCTAAATTTGTAGAAGATAATTTTTGCAGTAGATTTTATAGGTTTTTAGTTATTTAAGGTAAGATTATTTTTAGGATAACCCTGCAATCCGAGAGGAAAAGCAGGGTTTTTCGTATAAACAAAAAAGGGAGTACCTACTTGGCACTCCCTTTGTAAATCCTAAACTTTTGAATAACGATGTTTAATGGAACGTTCATAAGGTCATTAGCCCTTGCAAAATCCATCAGTTCTTGAAAATCTCTCTTTCCCATATTATCTTTTGATTGTTAATATTTTACCTACGATTGCTTTGTCGAATGTCACCCAATCAACGGCAATTTTTTCTTTTCTATTGCGAAATGAAAGAGTGACGAAATACTGAGCATTAATGTATTTCTGCTCATAAGGTAAGACACCCTTATCTATCGTTTCGTAGTGTTCGGGTATTTCCGATTTTTCGATAACTATACCCCTTGTAAGTCTATCGCTACTATGCACATAAACAGCAAGCCCAAATGTAGCAAGGGTTACGACAGCTATCAAACAAAACTTTGTTCTACTCATGCTACTTTCTTTTTAGTTAAACCTAATTCCTTTGCGAACTCACGCAATTTTGTCAAGCCGCATCCGATAAAGGCAGCGAGTTCCTTGTTTGTTTTCAAATGATAATTCTCACGCAGGTAGTCTGCTTGTCTATCAGTGAGTTCATATTTCTTATGGTTTTTCTTGTCCCATTCCATCATGTGGCGGTCTGCTTCCATTCTTGCATCGGGGTTCAGCGAAAGTGCTTCTTCTCCGCTTTCATTGATATACTTTTCTGAAACAAGGTGTATCTCAATCACATCAAGGGAACGTCTGCAATTCTCATCTTTATTGAGGTCGATGCTAACACAATCCTTACAGAGTATTTCCTCAACCTGCCCCCATGCTTGGCGGACAGAGTGAAGTCGTGCAGGCTTAAAGGTAAGTCCGAAGTTTACAGGAGGACACGATGGGCATCCTTCGATGAACTTATCGAACAATTCTACCGAGTAGTTGATAAGTTCGTATGCAAGGATAATATATGACTTTAAGTCACTATCCTTTATCATATTCCTGTCAAGCACTCTTTTTATTGCTTGCCGGAATAGAAAGATATGAGGCTTTAGTCTTTCATCGACACTATCGAGAAAGTCCATGTAAAGCTGCCGTTTGTCTATTTCTGCATTCTGCATATCCTGCATATTAAGTTTCTCAAAAACATCATATCGGGACATAGCATCTTTGCACGCTTTCTTTATTCTTTGTCGATACAAGCCTGCTTCTTTGATTTTCTCTATCGCATCTAACATATAGGTATGTGCAACATCGTTTGCACCGCCTATAATAGTATGGAATAAAGAAGAAACGTGATTAAACGTTTCTCTATGTTTCTCCGTAACCTTCATGAAATCAACTATCTCTTTCTTAGCTAACTTCTTTGCGTTAAATTCGTTCATGTGCGTATTTACCTGTTTTAATTATTCTGTCGGCTGCCTCAGAGCCGTAAACCTGCCATAATCCACTTTCATATTGGCAAATATGATCGCCAATTCTGGCTATTGTCCGTCCTTTGGTGTGTGTCTTCTTGAGGATAACAGCTGGCTTTCCTCCTGCATCTTTCGTCACTGCCATCACACACGGCAGGTTGTAAATATCATTGATGTTCTTCCCATCAAATGAAATGTCTAAAATTACCTCCATTGTTAGTTAAACCATTCGTTGTAAAGTTCATTCTTGCGAGTTTCGTAATCAGCACCACGATACTCATTTTCTAATTGTGCAATCTGTCTGAGTTTTGCCTTGACACAGCGAGGAAAGAATTTTCTGTTTATCTTCATCGCCTGTCCAACAAGTGCAGCTCGTCTTTCTGTGTATTCCTTTGCTGTCATAGTTATGCCCGTATCAGAGAACGTTAGCGCATACTCATTCGTTTTTTAATGTGTTAGTATCTAAACCTTATATGGTATCAAGTCTTTCGCTTCTTCCTCCCACATGTCACCCTCGTTCCCCTCGAAATCAAGGGAAACTGTTCCGTTCTTAACCTTTACGCCTTCTGCATAAAAGCCTATTGATGCTCTTTTTACACCCTCACGCAAACATTCTTTATCAGAGATGTCTTGTAAGTGTTCTACCTTAACATCTGTAATTCTGATGTGATGAGGGAGTAGGTCAGCCCTAACGAACATTCTGTTAGTCCACCCTGCCTTATATTCTCTATTTATAGAACCATCTACATTTATCATAATATCGCTGTACTCCGCCATACATTCGATAATATCTTTGTATGGCTGTGCAATCGCAACTATATCACCGACCTTATAAGGCAGGCACTTTGCCGTTTCTTCCCAATTACCAAGCGGTGTACCCTCTTTCAGTACTCGCCTTGTCATGGTCTTAGTACCATTCAGCACCGCCTGCGTGAGGCAGTACTTGTCATTAAAAAGAATCTTCTCCATACTTCATTCTTGTTTATAACATTCACAATTTGCATATGGACACTCCTTAAATCTTTCATTAAGGAACGAGAAGCACACTACCGTATCTATGTCGTCCGCGCAATGATAAACTGGCAACGTGCAGTGTTTAGGGATTATTTTCTTCATACGCTTTACTTCATTAATTCGGGATTGTCTATTACGTTGCCCAATACTTCTATGTCGCTTGCCCAATAGGTTAGACCTATGTAACTACTTGTGCCAATCTGCTTTGCACAAAATCCATCATTACGCCACATTGTTAGATATTTAATATTTGGCTCTCCAAGAGAAATTATATCTCCCTCAAATATTTTAACCCCATTTTTATCTGTTAGTCCTGTATACTGCCCAAAGCTTTCAGGAAAGATAGCATCAAACGTAGGTGTCTTACTGCCTTCTCTATAGTAGGCAATAGCTATATCATCATTTGCGTATGAATGGAAAAGGTCTCCGTAAACCCATTCTTTCTGAAAATTTATTCCTCTAAACAATATATCTCTTTTCATGTTACTTACTTAATAAAAAATGATACAAAATAACTGCGGTCGCAACTCCCCATCCGCTAAATGCTATTGTGTATATAATCCATCTTACTATAGAAAATGTCTTCAATGCTTTAGCATAGCTATTTTTGAATTTAATAGCATCACCAAATTTATTCTCAAAGGTTTCTGTGCAAGCATCGGACAATATCCGTTCTATCTTCCTGCGACCTTTCTCGGTGATGATATGACTAAATTCGTCGTTCTTATACAAGCCGTTCTCGTGTGAGAAAACATTGTTATAGTAAACTGTATCTCCGTTATATTTATCTTTAAGACCTACATTAATATCTATCCGATACACACCACGTTCTTGGTAATATTTTTCTGCCAATTCACGGATTTTACTGTCGTTCAACTCAGCTTTTTCTTGAAGCTGGTTATAATCATACTCACTTAATTGAATAATTTTTTCTTTCATTACTTTTCTTCTTTTAGTTCCTTAAACACTCCGTACCCGCCACGTCCATGTATTAACTCATTAAAATCAACACACAAAGCATTACATGATAAAGAGTATCCATCTTTGTTTAAATCACACTTGGTGCAGTCAATGCAATCGTCTTCCTCGCTTGTTTCGAGAAAGATGTACTGCTTGTCGTTTATTGTTATTCCGTTCATAACTAATTATCTTTACCCTCCAAATAAACTGCTGAAAACATAAGAAAGAATGACACAAAAAGCAAGATAAAAGCCCATCTCGCAATCGCATCTACGTGTGCTACCCATGCTATATCCCAATTTGCAAAGACAAATACCATGTAAAGGACTATAAAGAAAATGGCACACATTTGTAATAATATTTTAATCATTTTGCAATCCTCCAATTACCTTGTTTATACTTCGCATACGGACGTGAAATCCATATTGGCTCTGACTTGATAAACCAACCACCCTGCAACAACTCCGCACGTGACATTGGATCGCTCTCTTCAAAGGATATATTCTTCCCACAACGAGCGCAATTACATTCCTTAATTACCACGTATCTGCATTCTTTGTCAATGAGTGGAGCTGCGTACATTTCCTCGATATGTACGTGTCCGAATAGTCTGCAAATTAGCTTCTTAATCATAATTCTTCCTTTTACTCTGTTGGTAACTCTGGTATTTCCATCCAATAGTCGACTTCGTTAATGTCGAGCATTGGAGAAAACTCATCTTCAAAGTGTAACGCTCCGTCCTCGTACATAGACCCTTTATATAGCTTCCCTTGATAGCTAAAGATACAGTTCTTTCCTGCTTGTGGCAACTCTCCTTCTTTAACAGAGTGCCAAAGGGTTACAGGATATTGTTTGTAAAACTGCAACATATCTCGGCACTTATATTTAATTGTAGCAATATTATGAGATACATTGCCAGATGTTGTTTTGTCACATATCTGAGAGATGTTTTCTAAAAGTCCGATAAACATTTCTTCTATTTCTTTTTGTGTAGTCATAATCCCAATGCTTGTTTAATTTGTTTCTTATAGTGTTTGTTAGCTGCCTGCTTGGCTTCTAAAAGTGAGAGATAACGACTGATAAAATAGCTATTACAGAATAAATTAAATTCGTTGTAAGCAAATTCTATCCTGTAGAACCAGTTAAAAACTGTTACGGCAAGGTATGGTCCATATTCGTAAACTCTTTGCCACTTCAACTCTGGCATATTCTCCACCACGCTCTCACGCCCTGCGTTGAAAGCAGCCTTGATGTCGTCAAGAGTAAAGCACCTATCATATTCAATGATAGGACCGCCTTTCCCATTTACTCTGGCATACTCTTTCAAAGCGTACACCAGAGATAAGTATTTCTTTTCCATATTGATTTTTGTTTTAGTTATTTACTTTGGAAATGAATACACTTTACAATTCCTCCCATCCACTTGGCACGAAATAGTCATTGTCTTGTTCCTCTGAGAGGCCAATCAGATTGCATCCAATCACAAATTTATCTACCGATATACTTTCATCTTGTATCGCACGTGTTATTAAATCAGCGTGAAAGATGTTATACTTCGTCATCAATAAGCTGTTCACTTTGTCGATTTCTTTCTGTGTCATTCTATTCCTCAACTACCTTAAATTCACCATTAACCAGTTTATAGAATGTATCAGCCTTGATACGTTCGCCATCTACTTGCTCTGTTTTTACACAGATAGGAATCCAATCTCCATTAATGCAATCCCATTCGGCAAGTGTTATCCAGCTTCCTATCTTAGCTTTGGCAACAGAATTGTTACCAGCTGCCATAACAACAGAGTGATTACCTGTACTCTCAATCTTAGCATAGTCACCACTTGAGCCAATCTTAGCATAGTCACCACTTGAGCCAATCTGAGCAGAGTAACCACTTGAACCAATCTTAGCATAGTCACCACTTGAACCAATCTGAGCATAGTCACCACTTGAACCAATCTGAGCAGAGTCACCACTTGAACCAATCTTAGCAGAGTCACCACTTGAACCAATCTTAGCAGAGTCACCACTTGAACCAATCTTAGCATAGTCACCACTTGAACCAATCTTAGCATAGTCACCACTTGAACCAATCTGAGCATAGTCACCACTTGAACCAATCTGAGCATAGTCACCACTTGAACCAATCTTAGCAGAGTCACCACTTGAACCAATCTGAGCAGAGTCACCACTTGAACCAATCTGAGCATAGTCACCACTTGAACCAATCTGAGCAGAGTAACCACTTGAACCAATCTTAGCAGAGTTGTTACCATTATCATTTAAGTCCGTCTCTTTTTTTAGCTTTGCTGGTGAAGTGACATCTTTTATCCATTCAACTCCAAGGTTAATAATGTCTGCTAATTTCAGCTCAGCCTTTACCTTAATCCTTGAAGAACAAACTTTCGTTGTGTTTTCTTCTTTGTCAATTTCTCCAGACTGCTCTACCACTGCAAAACGAGAGTTGAGCATATCGTAGTGGTCAAACACCTCTAATGGAGACTCGCAAGCGTGAAATCCTCTCTCACAGCACGCAATTCCTCCGTCCATCTCATACTCTTTACCGACCTTGTACTGAAATCCTCTGCACTTTAAGGATTTATCAAAGCCTTTATAGGCAATAATTTTCTTTTCCATATTGATTTTTTTGGTTTAGTTATCTTTATAATTCTCCTCGAAATAAGGGCATATCCCTTTTTCCTTTTGGAACTTCTCTTGAACCCACCACATATAAGCATCGGGAGGGTCTGGAAGATACCGCTTGCAGTAGTTGCTTAATTCGCATCCCACGCCCCTGCAATAGGCATAGTCAGCGTTGAGGTTGTTCGACATAGCTATCTTCTATTTGAATCGCCCGTTATTGTTACTCTTCTTGTGATAGCGTGAAGTCTGTCAACCACCCTATCGCCATATTTAGCTTTCAAATGTTCTTCGTCTAAATTGGTAGAGAACATCAATAGTTTTCCGTCACGTTCAGCTGCATCAACGAGTTCGGCAAATGGCACTCGCTTGTTTCCGTAGATATTTGACACATCCTCCGTTCCCACATCGTCAATGTAGATGATATGATTTCGGATAATCTCATCGGGAGATTTGTTGAGTTCGTTTGCCGTGCAGATTGTTACCACTTTTCTGCAATAGTGGTTAAGTAATAAAGGAATAATTCTCATACCGATTAGCGTTTTACCAACACCGCAATTTCCAACTAATATTAATCCCCTTCCCTTGTTATCAGCAAGCCACTGAACTATCTTCTCATAATCAGCGTTCCACTTTGCAGCATCACCGCAAAAATACCTTAATCCCTCTTTGAGGTGTGTTCCTGCATTTGGAATACTGATTTGCACCTTGTCGGGTAACGGCTTGTACGTTGTGTCTCGTAACCGCTCAATGGCGGATTTGAAGTCTATTTGTTCCATTTACCAATCACTATCTTTGTCGTAATTCATTTCAGATGATTTAAGGGCAGTGGTACTCTTTGGCACTTTCTCTCTGCTTGCCCACGTCTGCAATCGCTTTGATGTTTCCCACGTCTTTTCAAGTTCAAACCGCATATAGTTTCCTGTTTTGCTCTTTTCACTCCAATAGTTGAAGAAAGCACGTATTGTTTCTTTTGAGTATTTTTCGACATAAGGAATGAGGCTTGCGCCAAATTCGTGTTCTCTTTCTTTAAGACTTTTTTTACTCTTTGAAAGAGTTGTTTTATCTTGGGTTACTTGCTGGGTTATCTGTTGGGTTGCATGCTGGGTTACTTTTCTTTTCCCAACTTTGTAAGTATCAAAATTACAGATAGTTACAAATGTTAATCTTGGGTTACTTGTTGGGTTACTTGTTGGTGTTGCATTAATTATAAGATCACCCTTTTTGCTCAAATTTGTTAATATCGAGCGGATATTCTGACGTGTTAATCCACATAACTCGGCAAGTTTACGTGTTGAGAATCCCACAACTCCATCTTCGTTTGCAAAGAGAAGTAATCGTAACATTACAAGCTGCTCTCGTGGCGTAAAATCTTCAAGGAATCTTTCATTGAGTTTAATCATAGTTTGATGATTTCATTCGCATTTATCGTTTCAAGTGGAGACCATAACAAATCTACCTCTTTGCCAAATTCATAATCATCGCCCTCCGAATCGTCCCAACACTGAAAATGCTGATTCCAAACATTTACTCTAAACAAGCCATTTGAAAAAGTAAGACAAGCAACGCTATCATCATTATCTTTAAGAGACGGTAATTCCTTTTTTGAATCGTGCCAATTAAATGTTGTACCATTTTTAATAATAGTTCTTCCCATATTATTGTTATTTTAGATTTATCATCTGGTGTGTCACCGCTTCTCCTATTCTCGGTTTGAAGTGTTCACATCTGATAAGACTACTTGCCACTTCTCTTACACCACTTCTCTCACATAGAGATACTACAGGGTTGATTGATGACGACCTCATTAAATACGCAAACCTGCAATCAAAACACCTAACTGCTTCTAACTTTCTTGATTTACCCATGCTTCTGTACATCTTAAATAACCTTCCTTAAAAGCTTCTGCTAATGTAGATTTTGGGTTTTTCTTAACCCATTCATTAGCTAATCTATCAAGTTTTCCTTCCATGCTAAATAATTTTAGTTTGTTATGTCAATGTAGGCGGATTCGAACCACCACTGACAGAACCAAAATCTGTTGTGCTACCATTACACCATACATCGAAATGAGACCTTTGTTAATCTAAGGAAAAGCCTTGCAAGTAAATCATAGACCTGTTCTGTTTAACAGTGTTTTTACGTGTTTCCTACTCACCGTTCTATGATACCTCTACTTAGATTGTTGGAGTTTGGTCTCGTTTGCATTTCTCTGAATACTCTTCGTCATTTGCATCACCGAGTTAATTCTCAATTAAGCACCCACCTAAGTTTGCACCTTAGATAGATACGATGGGTGTCTGACTTTCTTTTCAGATTTAGCTTGGTATTGTTTAAGCCTGTTTCTCACGCAGGAACTATTATCGGAATAGCAAGGCCATTCTCCTTACAAGGGTTTCATTATCTGTTATCCCAATGGGTAGTCCCACCACCTTTCTCTTTGACAATATCCCTAAGTTACTTCTTAAACTTTACCAATTAGCCAACTATTTTCCTCTTTGTGCCTTGGGCAGGATTCGAATCTGCAACCGCAAGACACTCCTGTCTCGAAACGTTTTATTATTTAACGTGGAGTTCCGTTACACTCCATTGTAGTTAATTTAGCGTCTACCAATTCCGCCACCAAAGCAAGTGTGGGGACGCTTCCCCACATTCTAAACTATTAAAACCTTACTGAAAATCATTTCTCAATGAATGGAATCTCTGGCGCAATTTCTCTGATGGCAGCAATCTGTTCATCAATGATAGTATCCAAAGTCTGGTCAACCACCTCCTGCGCACCGGGCGACACGAGTTGCACCGTCACATCGTGCCCATCAATAGTGGCATACGTCTCTATCTCGATAGTCTTTGCCGCTGTTCCCTTGAAAATCGGCAGCACAACAGAGAAACGGTCGGGCATGTTAGAATCCACTATCTGCGAGTAGTTGTCCGTAAAAGAGCCATTTTCTTTGCGGTCTCGCTCGTAGTCGGTGTTCACCTTTGCCTTGAAGTTCTTAAAGACTGACACCAATTTCATGTTGGTATCACGCTCGGCAAAGTAAGCACGGTTCATCTTGATGAACTGGCTGAGCGCAAGAGGCTCCCAAGCGTAACCGTCGTTGATGTGGAACGCTTCAAACTGACGAGACAGCTGCAAATGTCCTGTAACGATAATTCTGTTACGTTTGTCTGTCTCGTTGCAAACAAGCACCATTGTTAGGTTATCTCGGTCTACAATGATATGCGTGTGTTCGCGGTCTATCTGACCATCGCACCCCCAGCGTTTCTCGAGGAATGAGAAAATAGCCCCAATAGTACCTCTTATGTTGATGTTTTCGGGTTCAAGCACAGGAAGCTCGTTCACTTTGTCCACTTCACGAATGACAACCTCTGCCTTTTGGCAGTCTTTGTCAAGATTGATTTGCATTTTTTCGTTCTGCATAATTGATTTTGTTAAATAGTTATTACTCCGCCTTGCGTATCTCCTTAAAGATTGTTGGGGATAATTCTTCTTTCGTCGCAGGGCGGCTTGACACAAGCACACCCTCAGCGTTGTAGAAGCAAGCCATACGCTCGTCCTCGTCCACAATCTTGTAACACTTCTCGGTAACAACACGACTCTTTGCCTTGATGTCGCCAAGGAGCACTTTCACCTCCTCTTTGAGAGGCTTCAATTCGAGATTCACCTCTTCCTTGTAGTCTTTGATAGCTTCCTTAAGGTCATTTACCTTGATTGACTTCTCTGCAAGCTCTGTCTTTTTCTTTGCCAGTTCGTCGGCATCGAATGCCTTACTGTAATCCATTTCGACCACTTCGTCTGCGTTGTCAAGGAGGAACTGCTTGCGCTCGTCCAAGTCCTTGATGTCCTGTCCTAATACTTTCTGCATAATTTTGTTTGTTTATAGTTTCCGAGAATGTGTTTTACTTCTCATTTCTTACCTGTTTACAAATGTATTTCCGTTTAACCGCCCCTCGTATGCGGTTTATACGAGGGGCTTATTTTTACTATTTGCGCATACCAAGCTTTATGATAAAGCTAATGATTAAAACTACTAACGCAAAGGCTACAGGTCCCCAAATGGGGCAAAGAACCCACCACCACGACCATGCGATAACCTTTGTAAGTTTAAGAACAATGAAAACTATCGCAAGGATTCCTGTAAACCCTATTCCTGTTGCTGAATTTTCCATATTTATTTGTTTTACGATTATAACCTACTAAAAGGGCAAATCATCTGATTGTCCTTGTTGTTGCGGTGCTGTTTGCTGCGGAGCAGCTTGTTGTGGCGTAGGCTGACTACTTACAGAAGCAGGTTGCGTTTGTTGCGTAGTCTTTGCACCTTCATGTATTACGTTAAAACACGTTACACGATTATAGAACTTACCTTGCCATTCGTTCGTGTTGAAGTCAAGTTGAACAGTCACCATAAGTCCTTCCGCAAGCTGAAACGAGTCGATTCTCTCTTGCCCAAAGACATTAAATACTATTGATTGATTGTAGCGTTGCCCGACTTCTTCAATAACAAAGTCTTGGCTAACCCAGCTCTTCCCATTTTTCGTTCCAGAATTAGCAGGGAGTACCTTTTTTATTACACCTTTGAAATCCATTTGTTTTATATTATTGCTTTCGCATTACTGATTTGATTGATTCTATCTTTGAAATACTCAACCGCCAACTGTGTGCGTTCGAGTAATTGATGTTGTATTTCTTCGTCCTTTGGTATGCGGAGGACTTTTAGTTGCTTGCTTCTTGATGTTCGTGGGTCGTATGAAACGAAATCTCCAAACGGCACCTCAATACCCATTTCTCGTTCAACACAAATCATGTTGTATTGAATTTGGCAGTAATATTGAAGATTGTCCTCCTTTAGGTCATCTGCCTTTTCATACAGAAAGTGTTTCAGATGTACGGCAGGGTTGAACGGACACTTAATTTCAATTATTCCGCCCGAACGGATAATGCCGTCTGGACTGCCACCTGCAAACCTCTCAAATTCCTTAAGAGGAACAAATGGCGCATCAAGTACTTCATTCTCTGTTTCCTCTTGATAGCGAGTGCGAGCTGAATCCTCCATAAGCGTTCCCCAATCCATAGCACGTGAACGCGGTGCGCTATCCTCCATATATTCAAGGAAAGCATCGTTTGGCATAAACTGCTCAGCAATCTTTCCGTCAAGATAAGAGAATGTTCCTTGCGAAAAGGGTACTTCCTTTGTGCGTACTCTTGACTTTGGGTTATCTTTTTTGAATTGTTCAAGTTCTTCCTCAGTCATATCCTCCTTGTGATTAGCAAGGAGGATATATATTTCAGATGCAGTTAGCTTGCCTTTACGTGAAAGATACCAATCTGATGTTCTTTGGAGGTCGTTCATTATTTCTTATCCTCCTTTTTCTTCTCGGCCTTTCCCTCTTTTTCTTCTCCGAATAGGTCTTTTGAAGGGTCAACCTCCTCTGCCACCGCTTCAACAGGCTGCGCTTCGTTATCAACATACTCTGCATCGAATACATCAATATTGAGCTCCTCAACATTATCTGAGTTTGTTTTAACTTTCGCTTGATCAAACTTAATAGCCGTTTGCATTGCAACCGACTTAGGAGCATACTTTGAAAGAAGAGCCTTGACGACTGTCTTTTTTGCCATTGAAAGGTAGTCAGTCTTCCATGGGCTATTGTAGCCGGAGCGATATGCTTGCGAGAATTTTTTTGCGTGTGCTTCAATTTCTTCCATGGTCCAGAAGATGGTCTTACTGAAACCATTAACAAGGTCAAAGCGAGCCATAACACCGATAGGCTTGTCAGACTTCTTTGCATCTTCATCGAAGACGTATTCGCCAGTAAAGCGGTTTTTACTCACAAGCTGTCCTTCATACACCACCTCATCAATGATATTCTGAAACTCTCCGCTTCGCATAGCAAGTTCAAGAATACCCTTGTACCCTATCTGAAAGGTTGCCGTGTTTTTGTATGGAAGGATATAAGCCATACCGAGCGTTGGAACGACTGGAAGGTCGAGTGTTGCCGCAATCATTGCCGATGAAAGGATAGACATTGGCTGACACATTCGGAGTTGCTTATTTCCGTTTGCCACCGAAATAACGCTGGAAATGAATGCGGAGGCTTTCTTTTCGCTTCCGAGAACCTCATTAAGTTTCTTTGCTACTGCACTTGAACTCATTAAGGTTTGTAGTGTTTGCGGTTGTTGGGTTGTTGTTACTTGATTTTCCATTATTTTATTTATTCTTTTAATTATTAATACCTTTGTCCGATTGATACATAGCCTTCCTTTATCGTTGAAGAAAGGAAAAACTTTCCGTTTCCAGGTCGACTATTAGCAATATCATTCTGCCTTGTTCTTTCTGCTGCCAAAGCGTTGTAATTATACAAACCTTCCTTAACGTGCAGATACTTTCCACCTCCTCCAACCATTTCAAATAGTTGGCGATAGGTGTAAATTCTTTCTCTAATAATTTTCTCCTTCATTTATATTCTGTTTCAATTCCTGTTTTATATCGTTATAAACTGTCTTAAAACTTTCCTTTTCTCTCCAAATATACTTGACAATAATAGCGGTGCAAACAACTGCGCCAACCACGAAAAATATATGTATCACCATATTTTTTTTGTTAAGAGCCATACGCCCATTTTTCAAAATCTCCTTGACGAGGAAAAGCGGGGTCGCAACCCGAATCAACGCCTCGCCACTCATCATTATCACAAGCAGCTTGCCAAGACGACGAGGGATCAGCATTTGCTGATAAGAAATCCTCTATCGCTTTCTCTATATTGGGATATTCTTTGCCCCGTTCTTCATAAATAGCAACCTCGTATTTATAACCTCCTAAAGCTGACACTTCAATAAAAACCTTATCGTTAAAATCAAAGCTATATTTGCAATCCTCAAAACAATTGGGATTATCACCATTGTAGTAGCTTTCATAGGCAGTTTCTTCGATGCCTTCTTTACATTTTTCCGCTAAATCAGCTAAGCACTTTCTCATAATTAAAAAGTTTATAAACATTGTACGCACGCCCTAATCGAATAGAAACAACCGTATTTCAGTTGTAGCGTGCGTTATTGTATAAAACATGTAGCTTAGCGGCTTCCGTTGCCCAATCGGACTACTCACTGCGTTAATGGACGTTTCGCACTATTACTACACATTCAAAAATCATTCACATATTAGCCACCTAATCAGTCCACTATGGGGTTACGGCACTTCTGCTACCCATAGCACCTTTCGGTTTATCGTTTTCAATATGTCAAAGAACACCGTTCAATAATCGTGGACGGTAAGGGGTCGAACCTTAATAGCCCTAACTTTGCTCCGTCCATTGGTGGAATGCTCATCACGAGTTTACCACCACCTGAAACTTAATCTACAATCCTAACTCTATAACTAATATCAAAACACTACACAACTTTATTTTTAATAACAAGCTTATCAAGATCGTTAACTTCGTAAAGAATATGCCCTCCGACCTTATAAAATCGCAATTGACCTGTTTGGCGAAGGTTTCTCAAAAACCTTTCCTTACAACCAAGATACTTTTCAGCTTCATGATTGTTGAGCCATCTTTTTGAAACCTCGGTTACTATTGTATGTACATTTTTTGCCAT